CCGCTCCCCTCTCCCAGGACGACGGACGCCCGGTCCTGGTCGTCAACGGCGACAAGCTCAAGGTCATCACACAGCTGACAACGGCCCTGAAAGAGCGCTGGTCCGGCGACACGTTGTTCAACTACGGCGGTATCCCGACGCTGCGCCGCGGCGCCAGCACCGATCCGCTGACCAAGGACGCCTTCGCCCGGCTGATCGCGCAGACCGCCCGCACCGTCGCCCGATCGGGGAGCGAGGGCGAGCACACGGACGTGGACGCGTGGCCCGACGAGCGCACCCTGGGCGCGGTGATGTCCGAGCCGAGCGAGTTCGCGAAGCTGGACCGCATCAGTCGGGTGCCGTATCTGCGCGCGGACGGCTGCGTCGTCCAGCAACCCGGCTACGACGAGGCCACGTGCACGTACCTGGTCCTGGGGGAGGACCTGGCGGGCGTCGCGGTTCCGGACGAGCCGACGGCCGAGCAGGTCGCCGCGGCGCGTAGCCTGATCTTCGACGATCTGCTGCAGGGCTTCCCCTTCAAGGACGACGCGAGCCGGGCCGGAGCGCTCGCACTGCTGCTCACCCCGTTCATCCGCGGCCTGGTCCCGCTGGTCCCGCTCGCCGTGGTCGACGGGAAGGAGGCCGGTTCCGGCAAGAACCTGCTCGCGGACGTCGTCTCGATCGTCGCCACCGGGGATCCGGCGCCGACGCTGCCGTACACGACCGACGACGACGAGCAGCGCAAGGTGATCACGAGCGCGTTCCGCTCCGGAGCGGAGATGTTCGTGTTCGACGAGGCGCACAAGCTCGACGGCCCGAGCTTCGCCAGGGCGCTCACGTCGCTCACCTACAAGGATCGCGTGCTGGGGGTCTCCAACCTGGTCGAATTCCCCAACCGCATCACGTGGATGTCCCTGGGCAACCAGGTCCAGATCGCGGGTGACATGGGCCGCCGCTGCTACTTCGTCAGCCTGTCGTACCCGGGATCGAACCCGGAGAACCGGCCTGAGTCAGAGTTCAAGCATCCGGATCTGCGTGAATGGGCGACCGGCAACCGCGCCGCACTGGTCTGCGCACTGCTCACCCTGGCGCGTTCCTGGTTCGCGGCCGGCTGCCCGCGTGTGCCGATCAAGTCGATGGGTTCGTTCGAGTCCTGGCAGAAGATGACCGCGGGCATCCTCGCCCACGTCGGCGTGCCCGGGTTCCTGGAGAACGTCGAGACCAAGCGCTCCGAGTCCGATTTCGAGAAGGCGCACTGGACCGACCACTTCCGCTGGCTGCGCGAGACCTTCGGCGACAAGTACTTCACGACCGGAGACGTCATCCGGGCCCTGGACCGCGACCCGGTCGCCGAGCATCCACCCGGCCTGGAGGACACCTCGGGCCGCAGCTATCCACGGCAACTGGGCCTGGCCTACGCGCGCAACCGGGACCGCAGCATGGGAGGCTGCACGCTGCACAAGACCGACGAGACCGGACACGGCCGTGTCACGAAATGGGCGATCAGTGGACCGTCCAGCGGCGGCGATCCGTTCGCCGAGCCGGAACCTCCTGCGGATTGCGGCCCGGAATCCGCGGCGCAGGGTGCAAGTTCCGTTTCAGCCGGACCGGCCGGATCCAACGAAACAGGCCCCTCGGGTACAGCTGCGCCGACGGCGACCGCGCTGCTCGCCGAGACGACGACCGCAGCAGTCTTCCTCGAACCGGCTGCTCCCAATGTGCTCCCAGTTGATCCCAGATTAGGAGATGGGGATGAACGCACCGACTGCGCGCCTGCCGATCGACCACCTGCTCCCGCTGGCGGTGAACCTGCCGGAGCTGGAGTGCGAGACCTGCAGCACGCCCCTGACCCCGGTCCCGCCGGCCAACCTGATCTACCGGTGCCCGGCCTGCCATCCGAGGACGCTGGTACGCACGGCATGAGGTCGTTCACGGTCGCGCTCGGCAGCGGGGAGGCGGTGATCTTCGCGCCGTTGCCCGGAGAACTGGACCCGGCCGTCTTCCGCGCCTGTTTCCCGCCCGACGCCCTCTACGGCCTCGACGTCGAGTCGACGGCGCTGACCGACCTCGGTCCGTGGGACCCGGACTACCGGCTGCGCCTCGTTCAGGTCGCCACCACCGGGTACGCCTGGGTGCTGCGGATGGACGACGAGGTCCAGCGCCAGGCCGTGATCGAGCTTCTCTCCGACGAGACGGTCTCCTTCTGCTCGCACACCGACATCGACGTCATGGGAGCCCTGACCGATCTCGGCGTCGACATCACGGCGCGGTACCTGGACACGCGCACGCTGGCGGCCATGGCCGCGCCCGACGACCGGCTGGGCGGCAAGGACCTCAAGACTCTCGCCACCTCCTGGGGGATGCCGCAAGTCGAAGCGGGCGAGAAGGTGCTGCACGAGCGGTTCCGCGAGATGTGGACCGGGCGCAGGAACGCGAAGAAGGCCGACATCGAGGCCTTCGGCTGGGCGAACATCCCGCTGGAGGATCCCGCCTACCTGGTCTACGCGGGCCTGGACGCGATCGCCGCGCGACGACTGGCCGACCTGCTCGTCCCCGCGACGCAGGCGCCCGCGACCCTGCTGCGCACCGAGAACTGGCTCACCGCGCAGGCCGCGCGCATCCGCGCCCGCGGCATGCGCGTGGACCGCGAGATGCTGCAGACGCTGACTGACGAGGCGGCCCGGGAGACGGGCGAGGCCGAGGCGGTCATCAAGGAACTGACAGACGGTATTCCGGCCCGTTCCCCGAGGATTCAGGACTGGCTCGGCGAACACGGGGTGGACTGGCGTGACTGGCAGGGAGCGCGCACCGAGAAGGGCGCTCCGTCACTGGCCAAGGACAACGTCAAGCTCCTGCTCGACTTCCCGCTCGACGGTGACGGACGGACGGTGGCGCAGCAGCTGATCCGGTTCAAGGGCCACCAGGACATGCTGAACAAGACCAAGGGCGTGTGGGAGCACCTGGCCCCGGACGGCCGCGTGCACCCGGTCCTGAACACGATCGGCGCGGTGACCGGCCGCATGTCCTCGGCCGGGCCGAATTTCCAGAACTTCAGCAAGAAGGACCCGCGCATGCGCGGCTGCTTCGTCCCCGACGACGGCAAGGTGCTGCTCACCGCGGATTTCGACCAGATCGAGCTGCGCGTGCTCGCGGCATTGGCCGGGGAGCAGAAGATGATCGACGTCATCCTGGCCGGCGGCGACCTGCACCAGTTGACCGTGGACGAGATCGGTAAAACAGGTATCGAAATTACCCGTGATGTTGGCAAGATGACGGGATTTCTGTGCGTACCGCTCGATTCGGAGATCCTTACTCGGGGTGGCTGGAAGAAGCACGACCAGGTTCAGATCGGTGACGAGACGCTTGGCTACGACGCTGAATCGGGAACCATGCGCTGGACGCCAATCCAGGCAGTGCACCACTACGACGAAACGGAGCTGGTGCGCCTCCGCAACGGACAGTCGGGCTGGAGCGCGGTATGCACTCCTGACCACCGTTGGGTCGAAGAACGGCGGCGGTTCGTCGGCAACGAGCGGCGACTCGTACGAGGTTTCGTCAAGACGTCAGAAATCAACACAGAGTCTCGGTTGCTGTTGTCGGCCGTTGCCGACACCGAGAAGGGCGTTGACCTGACGCCTGCTGAGTGTGCCGTCATCGGGTGGGTGCTTACCGACGGTTCCACGAGTATCGCACCGTTAACTGGCCGAACGTCACAAGGGCTGAACGGTTGGAAGCGCAAGGTTCGGCTGTCCATTTATCAGAGCAAGGCCGAAGGGATCGCCGAGATTCGACGTGTGCTTGAGACGATCCCCCATCGAGAGTACATACGCAAACCCGTTGGAGACCTTCGGCCTTTGCACGACTTCACGATCTCACCCGAAGTCGGTCGTTCTATTTGGCAGCGTTCTGGATTGCTCGATGGACGGTCGGTTGTTGAGCTGGTCCTACTCATGTCGACTGAACAGCGCGCGGAGTTCAGCCGCGCAGCGTTCTGTGCTGAGGGACACGTAAACAAGAACGGACAAAGGAGCCTGTCGCAGAACGTGGGCGACGTGTGCGATGCGCTGGAGTTGGCCGCATTCCTGGACGGCAATTACGTCCGCAGAAACAAGCCGTCGACAAAGGGAAACCGCCCGAACTACAACATGGTTCTGTCCAAGCCACGGATCACTGGACAGCGACTGGCTTCAGAGCCTGCGGGAACTGCTCCGGTCTGGTGTGTGACAACCGGGCTGGGTTCCTGGGTGATGCGCCAGGAAAATCACGTCATGCTGACCGGCAACTGTGTGTACGGCGGTGGCGGGAAGGCATTAGCTGAGCAGGCGAACATCCCGTTGGAGGCGGCGCAGCAGATCGTCTCTGCCTACCGGGAGCGGTATCCCGCGATCGCCGACTTCACCCGGGAGCTCGGGCAATTCCGCGACAGCATCCGCACAGTCAGCCGGCGCCGTATCCCGGTCAAGCGCTGGGCGAACGGCGACCTGGCCACCTATGCCAACATCAACTACGAGATCCAGTCATCGTCCAGAGACGTGCTGGTGGACGCCTGGCACTACTTCGCGCAGGAGCGCGGGCACGCGGACGCCGTGTGGTTCGCGATCCACGACGAGCTGGTGCTGGAGGTCCCCGAGGACCGATTGTCGGAGATGAGCGAGGAGATCGAGACCGCGATGCGGTTCGACTTCCTCGGTGTGCCGATCTCGGCCTCGGCCGTGCCGCTGATCGACGAGGCGGGGGTGAGCCGGTGGATGACGAGTAAAAACGCTGAGAAGATCGCGGCAGCAAAGGCGATGACGTGACCGGGAAGCCGAGACGGTGCAAGGACTGTGCCGCCTTAGGAGTCACGACGAAACGGCCGGCGCCGCACCCAGGGCCGCGGTGCGCCACGCACCACCGCGCGGTCGTCGCCCGGCGCCGGGAGGAAGAGCACGACCGCAAGGTGTGCGCTACCTACAATCTCCAGCCCGGCGACTACGCGCGGTTGTACGCGGCGCAGGGAGGCAGGTGCGCGGGGTGCCTGATCGCGACCGGGAAAGCGCGCAAGCTGGCCGTCGACCACGACCACTCCTGCTGTCCGGGGAAGACGTCGTGCGGCAAGTGTGTAAGAGGTCTTATTTGCTCGAACTGCAACCGTGACATCGGACGCCGCCGTGACGATCCGGTCGCGTTCTTCCGAGTCGGTCTCTACCTGATCAATCCGCCGGCCCGCGCCGTGTTGACAGATAGTCACGCACTTCCTTAGCATCGAACCATCTGAAAATCGGGCATTTCCGCCCGAATCGACCCTCAATCCAGAGGTCTGATGTGAGCATCTACGACGACCGGGGCGACTTCCGCCTCGGTCGGATCCTGGTCTACTGCGTTCTCGCGATCGTCGCCTTGCTGGCTCTGATCTGGGGAATCCGGGTCTTGGCCGCGAGCACGAGCGGGGCGAAGGGCACGCTGCAGATCCAGCAGCAGCGCGGCACTGCGGACAATCGCGAGCACTGGTCGGCCACGATCAAGGGCGACTACGAGAACGTTCAGTCGGACCAGCGCAACATCCGCACCGCCGTCCAGGCTGCGGCCGGAGCGCACGCGACGTCGATCGACACGACCAATCTGACCGGCGTCGAGATGGCGTGCAGCAACGACGTTGCCCAGTACAACACCGACGCCGGCAACGCGCTGGCCGTCATCCCCGACGGATACCCCGACCACCTCGACGCGCAGCAGCAGTGCGCGTCCAACACGACAGGACTTCAGACCCCGTGAACCACCGGATCAAGATCCTGGTCGCCGCCATCGTCGCGGCGCTCGGCCTCACCTTCACCCTGGCCGCGTGCAACCACTCGACGTCGAACAGCGCCAGTGCGAACCAGACCCGGCAGAACAACATCTCCGGCACGGTTGCCCAGGAATTCGACCAGGCCGTCCCGTATCCGTACGCCAACTGCACCACGTCGGGCTGCACGAAGAATCCGCCGTCCGACCCGTTGGAGCTGAAGAACCTTGCCTTCCGGCTGCAGTCGTACAACAGCAAGGGCAGCACCAATTACGTCTACGTCTTCACCTTCTCCGGGCAGGTCGTCGGCTACTACGTGATCCAGGGCAAGGTCTCCAGCACGGGCAGCCAGATGACGAGTACGGACGTCAACGTCAACTGCGCGAACGGGCAGTCTTGCACCAATCTGGCACCCGGCGATGACGGCTCTTACGGTCCGGAAGAGGGCGGACAGTTCGGCGTGTTCTTCCGGACGGTCGGCGGCGCACTGGTCGAGACCGACCTGCCGTTCCTGGTCTCCAACGCTCCGATCGCGACCTACGCGAGCGTCCCGCAGCTGCAGAAGTAGTCGCATGAAGAGATTGGTCTGCCTGGTACGCGGACACCAGGGCGAGTGGTCAGCGTGGACCAACGGTGTGCGCCGCGCGATGTACCGTACCCGGTTCTGCCCGAGGTGTCGGCACGAGGTCGTCGAATTCGACGGGAAGCGCCGATGACAAAGAAGGCCGTTGACGCCCTGGACGTGTGTCGCGCCGTGTTGGTCCGGGTGCGCTCACGCGCAGACGTCGAGCAACAGGAGCGGGTCGAACCGCAGGGATAGGCCGACTGGGCAGGATGACGGCTGCGGCGTCGAAGGAGAGGGCCTTACCTGGCTGCGAACCGGAGACGGCGCAGCCGTCGTGCGCTGCACGGGCGGTGCCGTTGTGCTCGGGTGAGGGGAAGGGCGCTGTACCGCCGCGGCCGGGACTGCTCCCGACGCCAGCCGGGCCGACGGTGAGGCGGATCGGGAGGCGGGTACGGGCACCGGGGCGGTCGAGGGGGAGAGTGGAGCCGACGCGGGCGGGGAGAGCGCCGGCAGTTCGGGCGGCCGCATCGCGGACGGCGCGCGACGCCCGACCCCGGTGAACACGAGGATGCCGGAGAGGACGGCCGCGACCGCCCCGGCTGCGATGGCGCTGCTGCTCGCACCGTGCTTGTGCAGGTAGCTGATCGTGCCCGAGGTGGCGGCGCTGAACGCGACCATGCCGCCCTTGAGCAGTTTGAGGTCGGGTTTCGTGGGAGGCTCGGGCGGCAGCTCGACGTGGATCGGCTGGGCGAGCATGCGCAGCGCCTCCGCGTGCACGTCCACCTTGCGTTGCAGTTGCCTGATACGCCGGGCCTGAATCCAGATCACACCGGTAAGGACCACGGCTACGGCGCACAAGATGATGAATAGACCGTCAGTCATTCATATGAGCCTACTCATCATCTGGCTACTTTGCGTCGCTGAATGGGATGATTCTGATGATCATTCAGCTTTCGGTGGATGTCGAGCAGCAACTGCCGGTCCGAGGCATCGAGCCGGTCCCATTCCTCCTGGGTGTACCGGGAGCCGGGCGGAGGACTATCGGTGTCGCTGGGCGGCCGCAGGCTGTCGATATAGCCTCGCGGCCAGTCCAGAGCCCGTTCCAGGCCGGCTTTCAGGTCCGGTGAGAGCGGGTTCTTTCCGGACAGGACGCGGCGCAGGTACGACGCGGTGACACGCGCCTTCTCGGCGACTTCCTGCTTCTGAAGGCCGAGTTCCAGCCGTCGGTCCTCGACGGCGCGTTCCAGGATGACGGGTGGGGGATCCGTCGACATAAGCGTTGCCCTTCCGTGATGGGGCGCTCATACGCGCACGTTAGCGCACATAGAGACGGGTGCCAAGGCAGGTCGGTTGAAAGCGCATCTTGTCTTGTGATGTGCGGTGATGTGCGGTAGCGTTTCGGCATGCCTCGCACCTCCCTCTCACTCCCTTTCAGCAACGCGCGCCTGCGTCAGGCGCGTGAACGCGCCGGACTGACACAGGAGGACCTGGCCAAGCGCACGTCCGACAGTGCCTGCCCGGTGGACCGCAGCTCGATCAGCCACTACGAGGCGGGGGACCGGCCGCCGAGCGCGCCTGCCCTCAAGTCGCTGGCGGACGCACTGAAACTGCCGGTCGACGACCTGCTCGACGAAGCGCAGTCGCACGAGAAGACAGGGGAGTGACGGTGGAGAAGATCACGGTGCAGGACGTCGCGCAGACTGCGGCGTGGCTGGTGGAGCGCGGCTGCAAGGCCGCGCCGGTCCAGGCCCCGTCGCACTCCGGCGTCGTCTACACCCAGCCCGACAGTCAGATCGCGTGCTTTGCCCAGAGCGGCGACGTGCTGGTCTGGAACGGCAAGTGCATCGCGCCCGAGTCGGCCAAGTGAACGAGCGACACGGCTCCGGACCGGGCCTGAGTCCTCAACGGCTCGACGAGATCCTCGCCGCGTTGCGTGCGGTGCCTGCACCGCCCTGGGCGTGGTTCGGCGACACGAGACAGGGCCCGATCCTCGCGACCGACCACTCCGGCCGTAAGTGCGTGATGCTCTTCGAACGCTGCGGCATGCAGGGCGCCCAGCCGGCCTTCCCGGTTTGGGAGGAGAGCGGATGGGCGCGCATGCGCCCGGCCAGGGAGCTGATCGTCCCGCGCGCCTACTACGACCCGACGACCTTTCGCGACATCGACAACCCGGTGGCGCAGTTCCTGAAGAACTCGCCGCAGTACGTCGCCGAGCTGCTGGAAGAACTCAATCGGCGCGCCCGTCTGGTGGCTGATAAGCACGACGAGCTGACCGCAGCGAAGGAAGAGCTCGAAAAGGCCACCGACCTGTGTGGCGATCACTGCAACGAGCGTGACAGTGCGCAACTGCGTATCGAGGACCTGGAACGCAAGATCCACCTGACCCGGATCGCGCTCGAATCGGCGCAATACGGCCCGCTGGGTGAGAAGTACATGCCGTTCCTCACCCAGTTGCTGGAGCAGTTGGGGTGAAAAGGCCGCTGCAGCCCGGAGACCGGGTCATGGTCTCCAACCGCATGTCCTCGCTGATGGGCGAGGCCGGCGAGGTGAAGACCGTGCAGACGCGGATGTGCTGCGTGTTGCTCGACGGGGACACCGAACCGCTGACTTTCCACCTGGACGAGGTGACCAGACTTCCATGACAGGACTCGAACAATTCTTCTCGGTCGTCGCCGTGGCGATCGCCGTGATGGCTGTCGGCTGTTCCTGGGCCGACGCCTGGGGGAAGCGGGGAGGTGGATCGGATGCTGAACGTGGCGGTCGTCGCATCGACGTCTGACGGCATCGACCAGGTCTACTGCACCTGCCGCCTCGCCGCGGGCGACGAGGTGAAGGTTGAGATCGACGACGGCGCAATTCTCATGGCCTGTCCGCACTGCGGCCGTCAGGTCTCGCTGGAGGACGTCTCGGTGCAGGCCGCGGCGCGTCCTGCGGTGCTGACTGTGCATTCGGACGGCCGGGAGAGCTGGCTGGAGGCACGGATCTGATGGCCGATCACACGATCCACACTGTCCCCAGTGACGACGGCATGCTCTCGGTGACCTGCGGATGCGGTGAGGTGATCGGAGCCTTCACCGACACGCTGATCGGCCGGGCGCTGGCGACCAGCGCCAAGACCGTGCACCGGCTCAAGGTGCGGCCCGGTGAAGACCCGTGCATCCTGCCGGGCTGGGAGGCCTCGCCGCAGACGCTGTCCGTCCTGGAACGGATCGCCGCCGAACGGCAGAACCAGTTGGACAAGTGGGGGCACCAGCAGTACCCGGACGGCACAAGCACCAGCCGAGACGACGCAGTGCACGCGGACCTGTACCGCGAAATCGCCGAGAGACTCGCTCGCGAAGGGCGGCTCTCATGGCGGGCCGTCCTCAAGGAGGAGGTGGCCGAGGCCTTCGCCGAGAGTGATCCGGTGAAACTGGTCGCGGAACTCGTGCGGGTGGCCGCAGTGTGCTGCGCCTGGGTCGAGGACATCGAGTCGCGCTGATGCACACCACCGAGGTCGTTCTCCTTCCCCGATCGGACATCGTGTTCGCCCGCTGCTCGTGCGGCTGGGCGGGGGAACAAAAAAAAAAATCGCAGACTTCGAACTCGCGGTGTCCGACGAGACCGACCACAACGCGGACGTGCTCTACGAGCTGCTGTACGGCATGGACGAGGACGTGACGGCGTGACTGATGCGCGAATCTGGCGGGAGAACGACGATCGAGCCCGCAACGGGGAGCTGGTCCTGTCCTGGGAGAAACTCGGCGCGCGAATGCAGTTGTCGCGCGAGATGGTGCAGGACGCCCGGTTCGACATCCGGGAGACCCTGTACGGAGACCTGCTGATGCAACTGCAGGCCTACGTGCTGGGCGAGAAGCTGCCGGAGAACACGGTCACCGCGACCGGATCGGTGAGCGTCGAGTACCCGGCGAGTTGGTGGCAGCACTTCAAGGACACCTACCGCGAGCGTTGGTGGATGCGTGCTCTCGCCCGTCGCCGGCCGCCGCGGATGCAGACGAAGACCGAGACGGGGACGCTGACCGCGACCTGGCACCACATGACGGCCTATCCGTGGGCGCGCTACACGCACCGCGTGCCCAGCTCGGAGCATCTGGGTTATCCGGTCTACCTGCGCTGGAATGAGTACGACGTGAACGGCGGGATGTTCCGGTGAATCGTGAGCACGAGTTCGAACAACACATCGAGATCCAGCAGGCGGACGGCGTCTACGGCGGGTTCGAGGCGCGGTGCTCTGCCGGCCCGGAGATGGACTGCTGGGCGGCAGGCGGCAAGAGGCCGCTCGTCGAGCAAGAGGCACGCCTGCACATCGAGCGACACCATGCGCCTTACTGCCCGGACTGCGACGCGCCGCCGGTCAAGTCTCCGGCTCCCGAGGCGCCTGCGGTGAACCAGGCCTTCCGAGCCTATGTGACCGGCTCGGCGTTCCGCATCGACCTCGGCAAGACCCTGATCGAGGCGCTGGTGCACATCGACTGGGTACTGCGTCTGGAGGCGACCGGCGGCCACCGCCTGGACCCGGCGACCTGGGTCCGCAGCCCGTCGATGTTCGCGACAGGTGCGCCGGGCCTGCAGCGCCGAGGGCTGATCTGGCACCAGTACGACGGTGGCCGATGCGACAAGCGGCCCTTCTCCGACTTCTACGGAATCACCCCGGCCGGGAAGCTCGTCATCGAGCTGCTGAAGGAGGCTGGCATCTGGGCGGAGTACGCCGCCCTCTACCCGGCGGTCGCGCGGTGAGCGACCACGCACTGTATCGGTTCTTCGACGCCGAGGGCGCCCTGCTGTACGTGGGCATCACGAACCATCTTCCTCAGCGTCTTAGGGATCACGACAGAAACAAGCCGTGGTTCGACAATGTGGCGAACGTGCGCGTTGAGCACTTCCCTGACCGGAAAAGCGTGCTGGACGCCGAGAGGGAAGCTATCCGGACCGAGAAACCGCGCCACAATATTCAGCACAACCGAGGAGCTGCTCTTCAAAGACGGCCTAGCCTCGCGGATAGCGTCACGTGGTTATTCGATGGTTTTACTACGGAACTATTTCTGTATCCGGAGCTCGACTGCTCGGCGATGCTTGAGGACTATTGCCTGGAACTGGACGGTGAAGACCAGTTCCAGGCGTACGTAGACTACGTGAAGAGAAAGCACTGGGATTGGTTTAGCTCTGACTCGGTGCCAATCTACTGGAGTGTTATTGGTGACGGCGTTCACGAAAAAGCACCATTTCAGACCGGGGTGTTCGGCAAAGATAATCTGCCATTTGATGACGACTTTTTAACGTTTAATTCGTGGCCAGTGGACAGCCGAACCGGAAGACGCCTGAATTGGCATCGTCTTCCTGTTAAAAATCACCGTTTCCCCGAGTTTGACCGAGCACTCAGGCAGAGGGGATGGATGCCGTCTCCACTCCAACCGACATGTCCACTACAGACGCTTCTTGGTAAGGGCGCTTGCTACGGGACTGCTCATTCGAACCCAACACCATCGCACGAGGCGACGGCATGGCGTGTTGGGACGGGCGCCTGGTACTCATGCTTCCCGGGTGAGTAGCAACAGCCTGGTTTGACAGATAGTCACAGATCATCGTACGATACGACCGCACTGATTTTTCCGCTCAAAGGGGGATAAATGCTGCGCCGTCTCCTGCGCTCCCGCACCTTCCAGGACGTCTCGATCACCGCGATCGTCCTGGCTGCCAGTGCCCTCACCCTGTTCGGCGCCGGCACTGCGACCGCTCAGTGGATGGTGCACTAGTGGTCGACCTCCGCCCAGATCGGCGCGACGCTGGCCGGCTTCTATCTCTTCCTCGCCGTTCCGGTCGCGATGGCGCTCGGCCTGCGCAGGTTCGTACGGCTCGCAAGGTCGGTGTATGGACGCTGACGAGGTCGCCGACGCGTACCGCGCACACCGCGGCGCCGTCCATTCATACCTCATACGGCGCCTGGGCCAGCGCGAGACAGCCGAGGACCTGACCGCCGAGACCTTCGCCCGTGCGCTGGCCCACTGGGACGGCTACACCGAGCAGGGAAGGGGGCGCGGCCCGTGGCTCATGTCGATCGCACGCAACATCCTGCTCGACCACTACAAGTCCTCGCGCGTTCGCCGCGAGGTCAACGTCGCGGAACCGGACGACTTCGGACCGCTCACGCCGGACTGCTGGGAGCAGGTGGAGCACGCTCTGCGCCGCGAGACGGTCGAGCGGGTTCTGGTTCCTCTTCCCCAGAAATACCGCTGCTGCCTGCAGCTGCGCTTCCTTGCCGGCCTCAGCCGGGCGGAGACTGCACAGCAGCTGGCCATCACGCCCAGGGCGGCCGCGCAACTTCAAGTGCGCGCGCTCGACGCCGCCCGCCGCCATCTCACGACTGGAGCGCTGCGATGACCATGACCAACTCCCTGGGCCAGGGTCTGGCCCACATCCTCGGCCCGCGCATCGTCTCGGGCGAGATGACCGAGCCGACCACGACCGACGACCTGGTGCGCGAGTACAGCGTCTCGCGCACGACGGTACGCGACGCCCTTGCGATGTTGCGGGACAAGGGACTGGTGACCGCCCTGAGTGGGGTCGGCGTGACACCGTGCGGGCGTGAGAAGTGGGACCTGACGGATCCGGACGTGCTGCGCTGGCTGTTGCCCGGCGACAGCGAGCTGACCAACGAGGCACTGGGCCTGGTCACGGTGATCAACGAATTCAGCGGCGGACCCCTGTCCGAGGCGCTGCGCCGGATGCTGGAAGAGGCACTGGCATGAGCCGCCGGGCGAGGGCACTGCGCCGGCTGGAGGAGCGGCGCGGCCGGGAACTGGACAAGGAAGACGTCGACCTGCTGTGCGGTCTGGCCGCGCTGCGCCTGACCTCGGTCACCGCGCTGCCCGGGCAGCCGGGCCTGGAGACGGTCAGCAGCACGTACTACGAGAGGCTGACTTCCCTGGTCGAGAAGCTTCTCTTCGCCCGCGACCACTGGGCGGAGCAGGCATGAAGGAACGTACAGGTGTCCACGCACGGAGGCCGGGTACTGCGCTGACACCGCGAGAGTTGCAGTCCCTCTGGTGGAAGGCGCACGGCCTTGCTTACAAGGAGATCGCCAAGAAGATCGGTATCGGGGAGCTGACGGTCAAGTCGCACCTGCGCCGTGCCTACGCCCGGCTGGGCTCCCACGACGGCGCTCACGCAATCGCGACCTGTTTCCGCATGGGGATCTTCCCTCCCTCCGGCTACGTCGTGCTGACCATCGAGGAGATGGCGAGCATCGCCAGGAGGCGCGGTGGCTAGGCCCACGACCACGTTCAAGGTCGGCGACCAGGTCGAGGTCGCTCAGCTGTCCGGGTGGAAGGCCGGCACGGTGCTCACCGCCAACCGGCTCGGCCCGTTGCAGGAGCTGTACCAGGTGCAGGTCGACGGAGCGGTTCGCACTTACCGGCTCGACCAGGTGCGTGAACCGGCCGCGTGTGCGAACTGCGCCGCGTTGGAGCGCAAGAACAAGGACCTTGAGGCCGCGCTCGACCTTGCGCGCGGCGAGCTTCGGAAGTGGATTGATGCCGGATGACCGTTCCCGATGTCCGCAGGGAGACCGCCGAGGTCCTGCACCGCACGCTGCAGGCGCTGGTGACCGAGGCGCCCGGTTCGCTCGGCTATGACCACAACCGGCGTGTCCAGGCGTGGACCGACGCCAAGAAGCTCAACGCACTGCGCGAGCAGTGGATCAAATCCGGCTGGCACCAGGAGACGGCAGTCAAGGAACAGATCGAGCACTGGTACCGGCTGCTGGCCGCGGTCTACGAGCCGTCGGCCGAATGAGTAGCACGCTGGAGCAGCAGGTGGCGCTGCTCGCGAAGACGCACAGGGCTGTGCGCTCGGCGCATCTGCCGTCCAGCATCGCGACGCATCACAAGATCCGCAACACAGACCCAGCGATCCTGATCGCCGCGCTGGTGGCGTTCTGCGCCGACGGGTGCACCCTTCCCCGGCAGTACTGGGACAGGGTGGACGAGGTCTCGGCGCGCGTGCGCGGCCGCTACGCGAGGGTCCTGATGGAGCAGGAGGAGAAGAGCCTTGACCCCGATCTATGACCAGCTGGTGGCGGAGCGCGGCGACCCGTGCGTGTTCGCCGCCCACACCCCGTCGCAGTGGACGCCGTGGACGTACGAGCGTCCGGTGATCGACCTGTCGCACGCTCCGGTGATCCGGGCCGGCGGCAAGCGCAAGGGCCGCAAGCGCGGCCGGTGAACCGATCCGGAAAATGGGTTTGACAGATAGTCACGCCTCCCGGTAACGTCGAAGACGCAGCGGGTTGAAAGGCCCTCGGTTATCTTGCGGATGACTCCCGGGGACCATGTTGCGCATCCGTTGCTTTGACAACTGAACAACGCAAGCCTGGTCCGGGTTGAAAGACCGTCGGTTATCGATTCTGGTTCGAGAGGTGTGGGTTCGAATCCCGTCCGGCCTTCGGGTCGGTGGTGTAATCGGCAGCACGTTTCTTCCGGTGGTCGCCTTACGCATCCGGACACCCTTGATTCACCGCGAGCCGTCAGGCTCGTGCCGAGCGGGTTGAAAGGCTGTCGGTTACCACTGTTAATGGAGAGGTTGCGGGTTCAAGTCCCGTCCGGTCACCTTCGGGTCCGGTAGCTCAATTGGCAGAGCACTTAACCCCGGCGGCCACTACCGCATCCGCTCACCTTGTTCGGACGGGTTGAACGGCGATCGGTTACCTGCATCGCTAGTAGGAGTCCGGTGAAACGGGCTTAACCCCGGTCACCATTTCCGCATCCGTCCACCTTTGCACCAAGCAGGTCGTGCAGACGGCAACGACGCTGGCGACGAGGTAAGTCTGGTCGTCCTCGAACGTCCAGTCTCCAGCGTGACCTGTGCAGTATTTCTCGGACGGGTTGAACGGCGATCGGTTACCTTCTGAAAAAAGGGCATTCGCAGGTTCGAATCCTGCCCGGACCCCTCGCACGGGTCCGGTGGCGAAGCGGCCTAACGCGCTAAAACCCGGTCACCACTCCCGCATCCGTCCACCTGTCTCCCGGGCTCGTACCTGCCAGGCACGCACCGGGCGCACCGAGGGCGGTCTCTGCTCCATCCGACCCGGAGCAGGGACCGCCTTTGTCGTTTCCGTATCCGGCCGCCGGCCGGGTTGAGAGGAGAGACCATGGACGCACTGTCCGCGATCAATACCGTACGCACACCGCAAACCGAGCCGATCCCCGGCCGTCAGAAGGAGATGGTCCGCAACAACGCGGGCGGCTTCACCTTCGGCAAGGACCTGTTCACCAAGCTGGAGGACTTCCTCATCCTCGGCACCACGGGCGGCACCTACTACGTGGGGGAGAGGGAGCACACCTACGCGAACGCGCAGGTCGTCTTCGACGCGGTCACGGCAGACGGCTTGCGCGCGGTGCAGCTGGCAAACAACATCAGCGTCGCCGGCCGCGCGCCGAAGAACTTCCCGGCCCTGTTCGTTCTCGCCGCTGCCTTCGCCCGGGGAGACCTGGACGCCCGGCGCGCGGCACGCGTGGCGCTGCCGAATGTCGCGCGCACCACCGACCACTTCGCCCATTTCTGGGGCTACTACAAGAACCTCAAGGGTAAGCCGTCCGGCCGCGGCAGTGCGCCGGTCATGAACCGGTTGATGCGCAGCACGCTGGCCGACTGGTTCACCCACGACGACCCGGACCGGGTCGCGTTCCGGGCGTGCAAGGCCAGGGCGCGCAAGACGGGCAGCGGCGAGCCGTTCGCCCTCAAGGACATGCTTCGCCTGGCCAAGCCGACGACCACGGATCCGCGCGTCGACACCCTGTTCGGCTGGCTCACCGGTAATGTCGACGACGCGAGCGCGGCCGAGGTGCTGCCGAGTGTGGAGAAGTTCCGGATCGCCAAGGCGGTCACCCGACCCGCCGAGGCCGTGACCGCTGTGCAGACCCTGCGCGTGCCGTGGGAGTTCCTGCCGGACGAGGTGCTCGACTCGCCCGAGGTCTGGACGGCGTTGGCCGAGACGGTCGGCATGACGGCTCTGATCCGCAACCTGGCCCGGATGACCCGCATCGGCGCGCTCGCACCGTTCGGGAAGGCCAACGCAACGGCGGTGCGCCGGCTGACCGACGCCGAGGCGCTGAGGAAGGCGCGCGTCCATCCGCTGGAGGTCTACCTCGCCCTGAAGGTCTACAACTGCGGCTTCGCTCAGCCGAACCCGAAGGCTCCTGCACGCACCTGGACGCCGGTCGCGGCGATCTCCGACGCGCTGGAGGAGGCGTACGAGCTCTGCTTCGCGCACGCCGAGCCGTCCGGGCGCAAGCTGCTGGTCGCGGTCGACTCGTCCGGGTCGATGACGACGAGCACCGGCCGGGTCGTGCTCGGCGGTTCGCCGATCGGCCATGCGTACGAGATTGCGTGCGGCCTGGCCGTGACGATGTCGCGGATCGAGAAGGGCAACGTCCACGTCATCGACGTCGACACCGACGTGCACAGCTCACGGGTCACGCCGCGCACCAACCTGCGTGAGATCGCGGGCTGGCGGCCGAGCGGCGGCGGGACGAACCTGGCTCTGCCGTTCGCCTGGGCGCAGCGGGAGAGGATGGCGGTCGACGGGATCCTGGTCCTGACCGACAACGAGACGTGGGCGGGGCGCCAGCACCCGAGCCAGGCCCTGGCCGGCTACCGGGCAGCGGTGAACCCGGACGCTCGCGTCATCGTCGCGTCGATGACCGCGGCCGGGCACACGATCGCCGACCCGCGCGACGAGGGCGTCCTGCAGGTGGCCGGCTTCGACGCGGCGCTGCCGCAGCTCGTCTCCGGGTTCCTGCGCGGCCCCCGGCAGGACGAGAACGTGGCGGAGCTGCTGCACGCGGCGCGCGTTGACGGATCTAAGCAGTAGAGTAGGAATCTAGTGACCGGGCCCCGTCGAAGGCGCCAACACGGCCGGGCCCGGATTGCGACAGAGTGGAGCAGGAGTGCTCGCCCGTCTCGAAAACGGGAGCCCGCTAGGGCCGGGGTTCGAATCCCCTCTCTGCCACGCGGAGGCGCAAGCTAGTCGGGTACGGCTGCAGACTAATCCCGGCAACCTCGCTCGGATATCCAACTGTGAGGGTGGACGCGACACCGGATCAGTTGCGCGGACACGGGCCTGGGATCCGCCCAGACCACCTGATTCCCTCCGGGGTCGGGTTTTGGACCGCCCCAGTCGCCGAGGACGACTGGGGCGGTTCCCTTTTCAGTGCTCCGATGTACCCTGGTTGACATGAGGGCACAGTTTCAGGGCGGCGGCCCGTACCAGAGCCAGGGAGACGGCTCGCCGTCGACCGGCGGCCTGGACCTCGGCACGACGATCCCGCAGGAGCTGAGCCTCAATCAGGGCTACCATCCCCGGGCCGGCACCGAGATGAACCAGGACCACTCGACCGACCCCACTCCTGCTCACCAGGTCGGCGACAGAGTCGTGCACAGGACCCTGGGACATGGCGTCGTCGTCGGTCACCACCGCGACCCGCACACGGCCCGCATCACGCCGCGTGTGGCGTTCGAGGGCGAGGACGCCTCGCTCGCCCAGGGCATCGCCCCGAACTCGATCCGCCCGGCCGGCGCGACGCCGGTCGACCTCTACTGCGGAACCCAGGACGCCGTCTCAGACGCTCCCAGGAGGGCGCGATGACGCTGGAAGTGGCCACCGACCAGCCGCCCGGGGACCGTAACGGAAACCCGGCCTACTCGCCCGGGGACCAGGTCCAGCACCGCTTGTCCGGCCAGCGCGGCGTCGTCACGGGCGTGCACATGGACCCGTTCGCCCAGGACACCCAGCACCCGATCGTGGAGTGGACCGGGGACGGCGACGGATTCGGCCAGGGGTACAGCTCGACGCAGCTGGTCAAGTTCTGACATGGTCCTGCCGCTTCCTCGTGTCGAGCGGGATCCGGACGACGGCCACCCAATCTTCTTCCATGCCTGTACCGGCGTCCACGCCGGGTGGGAGGACATCGGCGCCAAACTGCCTCTCGGTCCGAACGGCTGGGAGTGGGCGGCTGACGGATCGCTGACGCCGTCGATCGAGTGCCTCGAATGCGGTACGCACGGTTTCTGGAAGGGCCCGGCCGGCTGGGTCAAGGCATGACGAAGGGCCCGACTCGACGAGCCGGGCCCTTCGGTCTGAGCGGTTATTCGGACGCGGCCAGGCGCTCAGCCAATCCGACCATCTTCCTCGCAGTCGTCTCCTCCCAGTCCGCGGTCTGCTTGTCGTGCTGCTTCTGGGCCGAGTCCTTAGCCCGGTCGCAGCGGTCGAGCACCTTCTTGAGCAGATCCGCGACGTCCTTGCGGCTATAGCGCTTCTCCGTGTCCGCCCTGACTTCCGCTGCCCGTGCGTCGCCCAGTCCGGCCGTCGCGAAGACGTCGTGCACGAGCTGGTTGCGCAGCGCGGTCAGGGCGAAGATCTCGCCGGTCACCTGGTGCATCTGGAGGCCGTCCTGCGCGATCCGTGCGTACGCGGACTCCAGCTCGGCCCGCAGCTTCGACTCTTCGTCGCTCGCCTCCCGGGCCGGCGGTGTCCATCCGGCCGCGATCAGGTCCCGCAGGGCCTCCTTCGTGAACCGAGCGGCGTAGGTCCAGCCGTGCCCTCTGGGCGTGATCGCCGCGGCGATCAGGTTGGCGCCCTCCTCCAGCGGGTCGAGCAGCATGCGCTCGCCGATCGCGGGCTTGTGCTGGCCGGACAGTCGCTCGGGCGTGTGGTGGATGCGCGCGTCCACGTGCTGGCCGCATTCCAGGCACACGTCGTTGGCGCCCTTCGGGTGATGAGTTTCGGGGGTCACGGAGCTCCTCAGATCGCGTAGAACTGGTTCCAGACGGCCTGCAGGATCGGCAGGTCGCTCAGGCGGTACGCGGCCACCTCGACCTCTCGGACCTTGCCGGCCGGGGAGGTGACGGTCTGCCAGACGGTCGCGGGCTTCCGGCCGCCGCGCAGTTCGGAGTACAGGGCCTTGACCCGCTTGCCGAAGGTCCCCCACACCGAGCGCAGCACGCCACCGTCCAGGCCCTTGCCGCGCAGGAAGGACTCGACCGTCAGCGGCTTCTCAATCAGCCGTGCGAGACGGGCGAAGAGACGCGCGACGCGGGCCAGCCGCTGCAGGCGCAGTGCGGTGACTCGGGCGCGGATCTGGGACTGGGTCATCGGCTCGTCCTCCCTGTGACTATCTGTCAAAGAGAAGTCTGCCGCTCATGTGACTATCTGTCAATACTACGAGGACAAGAGAGCCCGGCTCGACGAGCCGGGCTCTCTTACTTCGCCTTCTTCGTCTTCGGTGCCGGGGCGGTGAAGATGTTGTCCCGCAGGTAGGTGGCGAACGCCTTCGGGTGTGTCTTGTTCCCGTCCGCGTCGCGCTCGTTGGCCGCGTTCACGGCCCGGATGGCCTCCATCGGATCGAGGTCGTACGTCTCGATCATCCTGGCGAGGTGCTCGACCGTGGGCAGCCGCTCCCCGTTTCGGTACCGCGTGACCAGGGTGTAGTGGCACCCGATGTCCGCGGCGAACTGCATCTGGGAGACAGGGCGCTGGACACTCATGCGGTGATCTTAGCCGGATCGTGACTTTTCGTCAATCAGACCAGGTCACGAACGGGGAGGACCGACTCTCAACCACCCGGGCAGGTATGGGTCCGCGGCCGCGAGCAGTCTGTTGACGGCGCCGGCCGCGGCGACCGCTCCCGCCGCCCAGCCGACCTGGGCACCGGAGCTTCCGGTGCCAAGGACCAGCGGGACCAGTCCGCTGATCGCGACCAGTGCGGAGAGGGCGGCGCGCAGCGCGTGCTTGGTCTTCTCGGCCATCAGGCCAGCACGTCCAGGCCGCCGAAACCAGTCGAGTCGGCTTCCAGGCAGACGGAGACCTTGTTGGTGTCCGGCGGCAGGTCGAGCGCGTATGCCGGGCTCGTCGAGTTGACGGAGACCTCGTCGTGGATCGTCCAGCCCTTCGTCGCCCAACTGTACGTCGCGATCCGGAGCTTCAGATCGCCGAAGTCGCTCGCGACTAGCATGCGAGAGGTTCCACCCAGTGCCGCGGCCGGGTTGGTGAAGACCGCCGGGGTCATACCCGGCTTCAGCTCGATGTGCATGTCGTTTCTCCTCACGGACCCATCGGTTGTGGGCGCGTCGACAGGATCGGTGCCGGGCCAGTGGTCGGCGACGGCTGAGATGTCCCAGGGCTTGCCAAGCCGGATGTTGTCCGCGTACTGCTTGGCGATCGCACCGTTCGGGACCTCGGCGACACCGTCGTAGTTCGCGATCCAGTAGTGCGGTTCCGCGACGTTCCGGGCGGCGAAGGCGGCACGCACTAGCGGCCACGTCGAGGTGTTGCAGTAGACGCTCGGATCGGCGCCGGCCTTTCGGCGCATCAGCACCCAGTCCACGGACTGTGCCGGGGTGGCGTCGCCGTTCTCAACGTCGAGGACCGTGCCGCTGTTGGTGGTGGAGAAGACCGCGATGTGCACATGGACCGTGCCGGGAAAGAGCGCCCACTCGTCAGCGCTCCAGGCATAAAGGCCGTCATCGTACCCTGCGACGAGTTGGTATCCGCTCGCCCGCGCAGCCATCTGCGCGGCGTCGCCTACGACGCCGTCGATCATCGTGCGTGTCATCGGACCGGCTCCTGGTGGTGGGCATGGGCGAGGAGAAGTCCCGGCAACGCCTTGATCACCTTGTCGCGCTGCACGACCGCCTCCAGCGCCCTGGCGCTCGCGTCCTTCGCCGCGGCCGCCTTCTCACAGCCGAACGACTGTGTTTTCTCGTCCGCCTGCGCCCTGCGGCGCCGGATCAAGCGCTTAATCGGGATCACCGCTCCTCGGCAGCGACCTGATGAACAGGTCGGTACTCTGCAACAGTTCCAGCACGCGGGCCAGTTGCTGGTCGGTGAGCGCGCGTGCCTTCTCGGAGTTCAGAAACGCGTTCCTCCAGTCGTCGCTCTCCCGGCTCTTCTCCGCCAGGTGCGACTCCTGAATCCGGCAAACCGCATCGAAGGTGGCTTTCGGGACCAAAGTACCGCGCCACACCATCAGGACGAAAGTGCCGACGAGGCTCGCGGCCGTGATCGGGGCCCAGGGCAGCGATCCGAGCCAGGTCACCACGCTCGCCACGTCAGTCCCTCCGGCTCGTCCGTATACCCCATTGTCCTGTTATCAACCTGCTAATGTCTAACTGTGACTATCTGTCATCCGTCCCCCTTCCAGCGCAGCCGGATCCACGGCTGGCTGGCCGACCGGCAGGGCTGCGGCTACTACCGCATCAAGGTTCCTCTCGACGCCCTCGCCCGGACCGGGGAGGCGCAGGTCGTCTACAGCGACAAGCTCGACGTGCGAACCCTGGTACCAGGCCAGGTGGTCGTCGGGCAGCGCTCCTGCCACACCGGCCCGACACAACTGTGGCGAAACCTGCGCGGCCACGTGCGCAGGGTCTACGAAATCGACGACGACCTGCTGGGAATCGACGAGAAGAACCCGCAGGCACGCGCGTTCTTCGACGACGAACAGCGGCGGGCCAACATCCTGTCCAACCTGCGCACCGCCGACGCGGTCACCGTCTCCACGCCGTACCTTGCGCAGCGCGCAGTCGAGTACGGCGCCGATCCCGCGCTCGTGCACATCGTGCCCAACTGTCTGGACCCGGCCGTCTTCGACCTTCCCCGACCGCAGACCGACCGCCTGACGATCGGGTGGGGCGGCTCGGCGACGCACCTGGGCGACTTCGAAGTCGCGGCTCGGCACCTGCGCCGGTTCTTCAGCCGGCACCCCGAGATCCGCATGCGGTACATGGGAGTCGAGCACAACACCCTGGTGCGGGCAGGGATCGCCGAGTTCGCTCCGTGGACGCCGATCTTCGCCAATCCGGCCGGCTACTACTCGATGCTCCGCTTCGACATCGGCATCGCGCCGTTATCCGACCATCCGTTCAACCGGTCGAAGTCGCATCTCAAAGCCCTGGAATACGCGGCGATGGGCATTCCGGTCGTGGCCTCGGACTCGCCGGCCTACCGGGACTTCGTCCGGCACGGGGAGACCGGCTTCCTGGTGCGCCGCGAGCACGAATGGGAGCGGTACCTGCACGAGCTGGCCACCGACGACGCGCTGCGCGAGCGGATGGGCGAGGCAGCACGCGAACACGCCCGCCAGTACACGATCGACCGGCATCTGCAGCGGTGGCGCGAGGCCTACTGGCCGCGTGACTATCAGTCAAGATAGGCTCGCCTCGTCCCGATTCGCGAGGAGAATCCCCTTGGACCGTATAGCCGTTTTCGTCCCGTCCCGGGGGCGACCGCACAACGTCGCGCAGCTGATCGAGTCATGGCAGGCCACTTTCTCCTGGTACGCGGACCTGATCGTCGCCCTCGACGAAGACGATCCGCGGCTGGAGCAGTACCTCGCGCTGGACGGATGGAACGGCACCTGGGCGGGCAACGTGGTCGGCCCGCGCCGACGTCTCGGCCCGACCCTGAACTGGCTCGCGGAGAACTACCCGGACTACGACGCGATCGGGTTCATGGGCGACGACCACCGCCCGCGCACCCCGCGCTGGGACGAGATGATCATCAGTGTCCTGAATCAGATGGGCTCGGGCATCGTCTACGGCGACGACCTGCTTCAGCACGAGCGTCTGCCGACCGCGGTGTTCATGACGGCGGACATCGTGCGCACGATCGGCTACATGTGCCCTCCGTCCCTGGTCCACATGTTTTTGGACGACAGTTGGAAGGCACTCGGCGAAGGCATGGGGCGGCTGCGCTACCTGCCGAACGTCATCATCGAGCACGTACATCCCGAGGCGGGCAAGGCGCCGACCGACGGCGGATACGCCGAAGCGAACGCGAACTACCCGGCCGACGGCGCCGCGTTCGAGGCGTGGAAGCGCGACGGCCTTCCAGTCGCACTGGAAAAACTGCACTCGGCAGGACTGTGCTGATGGGTGAGTGGCGTCTCTTTCCCGAGGGCACCGTCCCCGAGTACACCAAGCCGTCCTGGTACGCCGGTCGCAGTCGAGCGCCGCATCTTGAACAGGGCGAGCACCGCGACCGCCTGATCGAGGCAGCAGCACAGGTTCACGCTGCGGCCGTCGAGTTCTTTGACCACATGCCCACAGTGTCTGACCTCGGGGCGGGCGACGGAGGACTGCTCTCGATCCTCGACCGCTCCCGGATCATCGCGGCCTGGGGCTACGACCTGCAGCAGACGAACGTGGACGCCGCCCGCGACGAGCGGGGAGTGAGCGTCTCGCTCGGCGATGTCGTCGAAGGCTGGCTTCGCCTCGAACCGGACGGTCCCACGCACCCGATCCGCTTCGGCGACATCTCCGTGTGTACGGAGATGCTGGAGCACCTGGTCGATCCGCACTGGTTCGTCAAGTCGATCGTGCAAAGCAGGGTCCTGGTCGCCTCCTCCCCGTGGACCGAGAACGACCAGAACCACTACGAGTTCCACACCTGGGCGTTCGACCAAGCTGGCTACCGAGCCCTACTCGAACAGGGTGGCTACCGGGTCGTACGACAAGAGATCCGCGGCATGTTCCAAGTCCTGACGGGAGTGAGGGACTGATGCGCATGCGCGTCCTGGTTACGGGGTCAAAAGGTTTCGTCGGCCGCCACATGGTCGAAGCGTTCCAGAGGCGCGGCGACACGGTGCTCGGCATGGACCTGGTCGACGGCAACGACATGGTCGTTGCGATGCGGAGCCAGAACTTCGCCTGGGCTCTGAACGGGGGTTTCGACCTGGTCGTGCACTGCGCGGCGCACGTCAAGGGACGGGAGGAGATCGACGGTTCCCCGCTCGCCGTCGGCACCAACCTGGCACTCGACTCGATCTTCTTCCGCTGGCTGGAGCTGGCCGGCGTTCCACGCGCCGTCTACTTCTCCAGCTCGGCCGCGTACCCGGCGGCGACCCAGAACGCCGGCATGACCGTCGACCTGTCCGAGGACATGGCGGCCCGGGTCGGACAGTTCTTCGGCGAACCGGACGCCACTTACGGGTGGGCGAAGCTGACCGGAGAGATCCTCGCCGAGCACGCACGGGCACGTGGGCACGAGGTCCTGGTCGTGCGGCCCTTCTCCGGCTACGGCGAGGACCAGAGCCTGGACTACCCGTTCCCGTCGTTCATCGCCCGCGCCGCACGGCGCGACGACCCGTTCCAGATCTGGGGCGACGGCGAGCAGGTGCGTGACTTCGTGCACATCGACGACGTCGTCGGTGCAACGCTCGCCTTGCTGGACGCGGGAGAGCAGGGTCCGGTGAACATCGGCACCGGCCGCCCGACTTCGTTCAACCAGCTCGCTGAGATGGTGGTCGACGAGGTGGGGGGCGGATATCGGCCGCGGATCGAACACCTGCCGGCCAAGCCGGTCGGCGTGCGCTACCGGGTGGCGGACACGACCAGGTTGCGCAGGTTCTACCAGCCCCGCATCAGTCTGGAGCAGGGCGTGGAACAGGCGCTGCGTTCGACGCGCTGGACCGGGAAGGTGGTCTCGTCGTGAAGATCACCGTGGCGATCCCGACGATTCCGCCGCGCGAACAGCTCTTCCGGCAGGCCTGCGAATCGGTGGTCGCTCAGACCTTATCGGCCGAGTGCATCTCCGTCGCCGTCGACTTCGACCGGGAAGGAGCAGCGCGCACCCGGCAGAAGGCCCTCGATGTGGTCGAGACCGACTGGGTCGCCTTCTTGGACGACGATGACCGCCTCCTGCCCGAGCACCTTCAGGTTCTCGCCGACGCGGCGCGGGAATCGGGTGCGGACTACCTCTACTCGTACTTCTACCTGGACCAGCGCGGGAAGGTCAGCGAACAGGACCCGCTCGGGCACTTCGGCAAGCCGTTCGACCCGGACAACCCGCAGGACACGACGATCACGATCCTGGTCCGCACCGAGCTCGCCAAGGCTGTCGGATTCACCGGGCCGCAGACGCCGCTCCAACCGCTGGACGTGATGGGCGAGGACCGGCGGTTCCTGTTCGGCTGCCTCTCCCAGGGCGCCACCGTGCTGCACGTCCCGCGCCGCACGTGGATCTGGTCTCATCATGGTGCCAACACGAGCGGGCGGAGCGACCGGTGGTGAGGCCGGGGATCACGGTCTGCGTCGCGACGATCCCGCCGCGCGCCCGCCTGCTCGCCCGCGCCGTGGCGTCGGTCGCGTTGCAGCAGCTGCAGGCGACTGCGATCGTCGTCGAATCGGATCCGGGCAAGACCGGCGCCGCCGCGACGAAGAACCGCGCCCTGGCCAAGGTGGACACGCAGTGGGTGACGTTTCTCGACGACGACGACACGATGCTGCCCGAGCATCTGCTGGCCTTGGCCGAGGCGCAGAGCGAATCCAAGGCTGACGTCGTCTACTCCACCCCGTACGTTCCGCAGCTCGGCGGGCCGCCGACCGGGCCGGAGCACCGCTACGGACAGCCGTTCGACGCGGACATCCTGCGGCAGCGCTCGTACATCCACACCTGCGCGCTCGCCCGCACCGAGATGATGCAGGCGGCCGGCGGTTTCCAGTACCCGCCCGGTTCACCCTACGACGACTGGGGGTGCTGGCTCGCGATGCTGGAGGCGGGGGCGTCCTTCCACCACGTCGACAGGCAGACGTTCCTGTGGAACCACTGGGACGGCAACACCTCGGGTGACCCCGCACGCTGGTGACTTGACACATCGTCATACGAAGTCTTTCACTGGGTGCATGACGAGACGCAGGGGGAGGGCCGGCGCGCTTCTCAGCATGCTGGCCGTGACGGGGGCTGCCGGTTGCGCACAGGCCGGCCATCCGGCCGGGCAGCCGGCCGCGCACGCGAGTCCCAGTCCGAGCACGGGTGCTGCACTGCAAGTATCCGGGAGCGGAAACACCACCACCACGAACGCGAACTCCGGCATCGTGCTGCAGGTCTCCGGGGGAGGCAACGCCACCACGGCCGCGTACACGACAGGGTTGAACTGGACGCTGCACTTCACCTACGCCTGTCCCGACACCGGTCCGTTCCGGGTGGTGGAGCACACCGGTACGCAGATCGGATTGCCGATCGTGGACACGAGCGGCCCGTCAGGACAGGCGAAGGCGTACGTGGCCAACGGGCCCGGATCGCACTACCTGGTGGTCTCCACCCCGTGCCAGTGGACGTTGACCGTGGTCGACGGCGAAGAGATTCCGAGGGCGTGAAGCGATGTCGCGACGGCGTTATGGAAAGCCTCTGCGCTCATCCCTCTGGTACTGGCTGCTGATCGGCTGGTGGTGGGAGTTCTACGTGCTGCTGGCCAAGATCCTCGCCCATCCTCGCACCCGTCCCGGGCGAAGGCGCTGACTGCCCGCCTGCAGCCGCGAGTTGGGCCCGCAGCTGGGTGATGGTCTGGTCCCGGACTTTCAGCCGCGCGTTGAGCATCACGATCTGGCTGTCGCGGCGGTGCAGCTCGTTTTCCATCGTGGCGAGCAGGACGTCGTAGGGGATGACTTCCTGCTCGTTCGTCTCGGTCACGGTCTCGTATCCGATCTCTCTGCGGGACGGGGACTGCCTCCTGGTTATCAGGGGGCTGCGTACATGTAGAACATGGGGCCGAACGAGCTCGGGGCGGAGAAGGTCGTCCCGTCAGCCGAGGGCGTGGTCTGGCCGGTGGCGACCACACCGTTGAGAAGCGGTGTCGGAGCGCCCGACCCGGTGATGAACTGCCCGTCCGGGTTGGTTCCGGGAGACAGGATGTTCGGCATCGTACTCGCGTCGATCATGATGCCCAGGTAGTACTGACCCGTGTACGCGGCGGTGTACGCGGAGGTCATCGCGAGCTTCTGCCAGGTGCCGAGCGGCATCGCGGTGGTTGTCTGGTCCGCGCTGTGCGCCCGCTGGGTATAGGTGTTGTCCAGGAGCACGGCCCACCAGTGGGTGGGACTGGTAGCTCCCTGGGACCCGGTGCAGAAGCCGATGTGCCCGACCGTCTGGCCGGCGGTCAGCGTGATCGACATGATGTAGAGAGAACCGCTGGCGGGAAGCTGTGCGTTGACGCACGAGTAGCGGAAGCACGTCTCCGCGACCGCGCCGGGCATGACCGCGCTCACTTGAGGCTGCAGCGGCATCACCATCTGCCAGTTGCTGCCGTCGTAGACGCCGAACCGCTTGGTGTCGGACTCGAAGATCTGCATGCCCGCGGTCAGGCCCAGCGACGGCCGGGCGGAGCTGGTGCACACGTACGACTGCTGCGACATGTACGTCCAGGTCGGCGACGCCTTGGTGCCGGTGTTCTGGACGTATCGGCCGCTGTCGTGCTCGAAGATGATCTGGCCCTTGTAGGTGTTGCTGGGCCGGGTGAGCGAGGTGCAGTCGACCGCGCCCATCATCCCGTCGATCGTCGACAGGTTGTTTCCGATGTGGGCCGGGTACTGCACGACGTCGTTGACGTCGGCGACGAGCAGGCCGATGTTCGGTGTGGTCGTGTCAGCCATAGCGCCGCCTGTTCCGTTCGTAGTGCTCGACGTGGCCGCGGTCCCGTGCCACGCGCTCCAGGGCCTGGACGACCGCAACCGGGTGCGGGTCGGCGTGCGCCGCGTGGATCTTTTCCAGGTGGCCGTCCGGGTCGGTGATCGAGACGGTCTTCTTGATCTGGGCGACAGCCTGTTGATGGGCGGCCCACGCCTGTGCCGGTGGGTTGCGGTAAGGGCAGCACGGGTCCGGCTCGTGCGCAGCGGGCCTGGGCACGAGCCGGGAATGCAGCAGCCAGTCGAGGATCGTGCGGGTGTCGGCCGGGTCCAGGCCGTATTCCGCGGCGTGCTCGACGAACGCCCGCGGCGGGATCAGGTGCAGGTGGCGCGTCGGGGTGCCCGACCCGTCGTCGACCTCCTGGCCGATGCGCCAGTGGCCGTAGTAGTCGTCGAACTCGGCTGACAGGATGCGGATCACGGTCACGAGTTGTTCCTCATCAGCCAGTACCAGAAGTTGACAGGGGTGGTGGTGTGCCACGCAGCGGTAAAACTGGTGTTGTTGCTGACGCTGACGTAGGCGCCTTGAGTGGAGGTGCCTCCGGTGGTGTCCATCACGCCGGGCAGGATCGAGCAGAAGCTGGCCATGGTGACGCCGAAACTGACGGTGGCGGAGGAGAAGCCGGACACTCCGGCGTGACCGGAGCCGAACAGGTCGGTACCTGTCAGCAGAAAATTGTTGATGTAGGTACCGACCCCGTAGTGGTAGGTGTCCTGACCGGTGCGATACATGCCGTATTGGACTCCGGTGACCGGGTGCTGAATAACAAACCTGGTCTGATCCGGCTGCACCTCGACAAACGAGATGAATCCCCCGCTGGGGACGTCCATGCACGTCAATACACTTCCAAGGTCCCCGTCGTTCCCATTGCTGAGAGACAGGACCATCTGGCCCTCGGTGCTGTCCGAAAGGCTCAGGGGGAAGACCCCGGAACTCATCTGCATGGTGGTGTATCCACCGGATGCGGCACTGGCCCCGAACTCAATCGTTCCGGAGGCGTTACCGGGGGAAGAGAATGTGATGGTCGGGTACGTCTGACTGGTGTCCAGGATGATAGAGGCGCCCGAGGCGCCGTTCTGTCCAAGGGTGAGCACCGGGGTGGAACTGGACACGTCGAAGATCTTGTTGCCGCTCGCGTCGTAGGCGTGGAAGCCGGTGGAGTCCATGGCGACGCGCTGGCCGGTGGCCGCGGTTTCGATGACCCCGCCCATGATGACCGACGCGGTCAGCGTGCCCGCTGTCAGCTTGCTGACGCTCAGGTCGCTGATGTAGGCGTTCGACCAGAGAATCCCGGTCGCGCCGGCCGAGGCGGAGGGACTCGACTTGTTGCCCGAGGAGTCCACGGCGATGATCTTGATGTACATCGCCTGTGCAGGCGGCTGGCCGGGCGGGAGAGTGAACGAGCCGACCACCGGAATCTGCCCGGTGATGTTGGCGATCGACGCCGGCAGGTTTCCGAGCTTGGTCGCGGTCGCCGGTTGGAAGAGCGGGTCGTAAGAGCCGTGCACCTCGATGTGGTGCAGGTCGGAGGCCTGGTTGAAGGTTCCGCCGTCCGCCCGCCCGCAGTCCCAGCTGATCTGCACCGAGGCCATGTTCGCGGCCACGCTCGGCGCGTCCGGGGTGGGCGGCGGCTGCGTGTCCACTGCGGCCTGGAACGTCGTGGTCGCGGACCAGGCGCCGCGGTTGGGCGGTTGGGCGGTGTCCACCGCCCTGATCTGGAAGTCGTAGGTGACGCCGGGAGTGAGCTCCTGTACGAGGAGCTGGTTCACGCCGCCCGCGACGAAGGTCACCTTCCAGTTGGTCTGGGTGATCGGGTAGATCTGACTCCACTTCGCGCCCGTGGACTGCAGCTGAGTCCAGGTGTAGCCGCCGGAGTTCAGTCCCTGCCACGACGGGTTGACCGAGCTGATCGTCAGGTCGGGACGGTACTGGATCTCGTAGTGGTCCAGGTCCGTCATCGTGGTGCCGTCGGTGTTGGCGGGCGTCGTCCAGGTCAGCTGGATCTGCGCCTTGACCGAGCCGTCGGAGGAGGAGAGGTAGGTGGAGGTGGAGAACGGCGTGTTGAAGGTCGGCACGCCGGGGATCGTCGTGTCCGGCTGTGGTCGAGGTCCTACTGGTTCGCTGGTGGGCACCAGGTTGCGGTTGTAGCCGCCGACCGTCAGGTTGGTGTCCCCGGTCTCCCAGACCACGTAGTCGGTCAGGTCGTGCCAGGTCCCCGACTGGTCCCGGTACGCGACCGACATGCCCTCGACTACCGGCCAGGTGGCCTCGATGACGCGCTGCTTGGTGGGGTTGATCCGCTGGCCGCGGAAGACGATCTGGTTGCCGTAGTCGACGAAGCCGGCGTCCGGGTCGTAGAGCCAGACGTAGTCACCGACCTGCAGGTCTCCCTTGATGTCGTACTCGGAACTGGACAGGCGCACCTGGTCGGCGGGGGTGGAGTAGGGGATCAGAGCGGCCTGGGCGGAGGCGGTCGCGTTGTAGGAGGACACCGACGACGCGCTGACCATACGCGTCATCTTCACCGGGTTGCCGAAGAAGTCGGTGTACGGGTTGGAGGCGCCGACGTCGGAGGAGTTGGCGGCGCCGACCGCGGTGGAGGAACCGGTGCCGGAGGCGAGCACGACGACCCGTGTCGAGTAGTCCTTGACATCCTCGATCAGTTGCGCAACGCCGTCCAGGCCGCGCACCGCCATGTCGATGCCGGAGTTCTTGGAGACGATCGCGCACACGGGCGTGGTGCGGTACAGGCTGGCGACCGGGCCGAAGTCGAGGGTGCAGTCGCCGTTGACGCGCCATTCGGCGATCTGGGTGGGCAGCGGGCCGACCGTGACCTGCTGTGCGAAGGACGTCAGCGCGTCGCGTGGAGTCTTCCAGACGAAGCCGCCCGTGTAGGTGGCACCGCCGGGCATCGCGTAGATCGTTCCCGGCCCGACCGAGGAGGGCCGCAACGTGCCCACGACGGTGGCGATGCCCGCGGTGACGAAGTTGACCTGGTTCTCGATAACAGGCCCGACGCCCTTCGGGGTGCCCAGCCAGGTCGCCATGCCGTCGCCGGAGATCACCGGTCCGCGACCCTGCTTGAGGCTCTGGAAGTCCAGCGAGGTGACGACGCCCGTGTACCGGCCCGAGGAGAACAGCGAGTTGCCGGCCACCCGAGGGTCGCTGCGCCCGGTGGAGACGACGATGTGCTGGAAGTACGCCAGTGAGTCGATGATGGAGCGCGGCGTGTTCGGGGAGAGCGTGAGCGACCACTGGCCCACGTTCATCAGCGTCTCGGTGACCGGCATCGCTACCGCCTGATCGCCTGGACGAGCTCGGACGGTGCGGCGAGGTACTGGTTGTAGAGGTCTGCGGCCTGGTCGCCCGACACGGCGCCGCTGCCGCCCACCACGGTGCCCACCACGACGTCCATTGCGGTCGTGGCGGCGAGCGAGATGCCGCCGTTGACGGTGTCCTGTGTGTTGGTCAGGGCGCTGCCGATGAAGTACCGGTTCCCGGCTCCGTCGTTGGCGGTGGCCGACAGGTAGGCGCCGCTGCCGCCGCTGGTGCCGGCCTCGGCCGAGGAGCGCACCACCTTGAACGTGCCGGCGATCTGGCTCTGCAGGTAGAGCTCGACGAACCGGCTGCCGCGGCGCAGGGTCAGGTCCGCGGTCACGCGCGTCGGCCCGGCCACCGACCAGATCAGGCGGGCGACGATGATCTCGGGCTCGTTGCGCAGCAGGCTGATCCCGTTCGGGACGCCGAGCGAGGTTCCGTTGAACTGCAGGTCCCAGTTCTTGGCCTGGTACGCGCCGGACGCGTACGCGGCGATGTTCAGCACACCGCCCGAGGACAGCGGCGTGACCTGCAGCAGGGCGTTGGACAGGGTCCAAGAGGCGGTGCTGCCGTTGGCGAACTCGATGCCGGCGCGCTCGATGCCGTTGCTGTCCAGGAACCGGGCGCGGCCGCCGAGATAGTTGCCGACCGCGCAGCCCCACCGGGGGATGACGCTGCCGGTGAGCGGAAGGTTGGTGTAGACGCTCATGGCGCCGTCGGCTCCGGTCCGGGTGACCACGGACGGGGTGTTGCCGGTGGCGCTGAAGTAGTCGTAGTGCCCGATCGAGGGGGCGTGCCAGCGCACCGCGTTCGCCGAGGCCGCGAAGCTGCTGTTGCGGATACCGCCGGTCAGCCGGGATTCGAGGTCCACCTCCAGGTCGGTGCCCTCCCGGGACAGGTCGATCTTCCAGGTGAGGGTGACGGCCTCGCCTTCCCAGTTCTGCAGGTCCGCTGAGGCGTCGGTGAGGGTGTAGTAACCGTTGAGTTGCGTCTTGTCGGTGAACACGACCGGAAGCAGGGAGTTGACGCTGCCGTGCAGGTCGGCTTCCAGGGCCCGCAGCCCGTTCAGCGTGGTGCCGACGGTGCTCGCCGAGGGCACCGACTCCTGACCGGCCAGGGCGAGGGTGCGCCCGGTCGGGCTGGTGGAGCTGGGTGCGCCCGCGGCGATCGAGCCCGGCTGGGTGGGGTACTCCACCAGCAGCAGGCGCCCCAGGTTGATCGTGCCGAACTGGGTCATGTGTTGGCCGCCTGCAGTTGGTTGAGGGCGTCGCGGATCTGGATCGCGTACTTGCGTGCGGAGGCCGTCAGGGCGTTCGGGTTGGAGAAGTCGGCAATCGCATGGATCGGCATGTGGATGTGCAACTCGCCGATCGACATGCCAGAGGAGGTCGAGCTGTGGTGGTCGAGCGGCTCGACGCGCGCCCCCTTCGGCATGAACATCCGTTCGGCGCCGCGGTCTCCGACCGTGACGACGCCACCCTCGGTGGCGGTTCCGCCGTCGGCGAGGTAGGGGATGTAGGGGATGTTGACCCCGAAGGTGTCGCCGCCGATGCCAGGGATCCAGCTGGGGATGCGTACCTGGATCGAGTCCAGGAACGAGATCGCCTCGTTCACCAGCCAGATCACGCCGTTGATCGGCTCGCGCACGACCCCGAGCAGTCCGTCGAACGCATTGCCGACGAATCGCGGGATTCCGGAGAAGAAGGAGCCGACCGCGTTCGCCACGGTCTCCGCCCCGCCGACGATGTCATGCCAGACGCCGTCGATGAAATGCCAGGCATCGAAGAACCAATTATGCAGGTCAAGCATCACGTTTTGGATGAAATCGTGGAACCACTGGAAGTGGTCGTAGGCGTAGATCACGCCGCCGACCAGCGCGGCGATCGCGACGATCACCGCTCCGATCGGGTTCGCGTCCATGGCGAAGTTCAACAGCCACTGGGCGGCGGTCCACGCCTTCACCGCGACGACCAGGCCGAGCACGATCTCTGTCAGGGGCTTGAGCCACCCGATGTTCTCGGAGACGAAGGTGTTCAACCCGTCGAAGATGTCGGCGACGACCTGGACCGCGTCGGCCAGCCCGCCGGTGCCGAAGTAGCCGATCAGCGGGGTGACGGCGGGAAGCAGCAGCGCGAGGATCTGTGCCACCGAGGCAAGGGCGCGGCCGAGCTCGGGCAGCGAGGGAAGCAGCGCCCTGACGATCGAGGCGACCAGGGTGTCCAGGATCGGGCGCAGGACGGTCAGGGCAGGGCCAAGCGCCCCGGAGACCGTGCCGACGAGGGTGCCGAGCGGGCCGAGCAGGTCGCCGACGAACCCGACCACGGCCGAGATCGTCTGCGCAGCTCCGCCCGCGTTGACGGTCAATCCGGCCAGGAACTGCGGCAGCCCCGAGCCCAGGATCTGCGCGATCCCGCTTCCGATCGCGGAGACGATCGGACCGGCGGCGGCCGCGGCCTGGGTGAGGCCGGCGAACATCTGAATGACGCCGCTGCCGATCTGCTCGACGAACCCGGTCCCCTCCTGCAAAACCGCGAAGAAGTCCTTGACGAAGGCAGGGTTCTTGAACAGCCCGCCGAGCTGGACGAACAGACCGCCGATCGTCCTGCCCATCTGACCGATCAGGGTGTCAACCTGGGGGAGCAGCGGCACGATCGCCTGCAGGAAGACCAGGAACCCGGGCAGCACCGTGTTCTGCGCGGTGTCCGAGAGCTGTTCGAAGCCGCCTTTCATCCCGAGCAGCTGGTCGACGACCTCGCGGCCGATCGGGGTCAGCTTCGCCATCGCCTGCTGGAACGTGTTCGCGCCGCTGCTCCCGCTGGAGGCCGCGGCCGCGGCCGCGAGCTGCTGCTGGATCAGGACGTTCTTGACGTTCTGCTGGGCCTGGGCGACCTGCTGGGCCGCCTGCTCCTGCGCCCGCTGGGCCTGTACCACAGCAGGAAGGCCGTCCACGCCCTCCTGGTTCGCGGTGTTCGCGGCCTGAGTGGCTTCCTTCGCCCGCTGCTGCGCGTCGACCAGCGCCTGCTGGGCCTGGGCCAGCTGATAGGCCGCCTGCTGCTTCTGCAGGTCGGTGGCGAGGCTGTTCGCCATGACGGCGTTGTAGTTCTGCTGGGCTTGCGCGACACCGAGTTGGGCGCCCTGCACGGACAGAGACGCGTCGGCCGCCGCGTTGTTCAGGTCGACCAGGGTGTTGGCAGCCTGCTGCCGCGCCTGGGTCAGGGCCTCCTGGGCGTACTGCTCCTGCTGCTCGGCGTTGCGCAGCTGCTGCTCGGCCTGGGTGAGCTGCTGAGCGTTCTGGAATGCGGTCATCGCGGCCTGCGCCGCACTCTGCCCGGAAGACTGGGCGGCCTGCCCGGCGGCGGTGAATGCGGAGAAGACGCCCTTGAAGGCGAGGGCCAGCACGCCCGCGCCGAGGCCGAGGCCGCCGAGGATCGAGGGCAGGGCGGCCAGGGCCGGGCCGAGGGCGAGGGCCGCGGCCACGGCCGCCCAGATCCCGCCGCCCAGGCCCATGAACCCGCTGCTGGAGTCGGCCGCGGCGTTGCCTGCGTTCCGGGACTTGTCGCCCAGGTCTCCGACCTTCCCGCCCGCGCCGCCGGCCCGGCCGCCCAGATCGTCCAGGGCTGCGGCCGTGTCATCGCCCGCGGCGCGCAGGTCGTCGATCGCGGCGCGCGCCTCCTGGGCGGAGGCACCGAACTCGTCGAACCCGTGTTGAACTTCCCGGGTGCGCTCCAGCAGTCCCTCGAATTCGGCCGAGAGCTGGGCGAGCAGGGCGTCGATCCCGTGGGTGTCGAGGTCCATCCCCACGTCCACGTGCTCGCCCTCGCCGGCCAGTTTGACCGCGGCGGCGACCTTCTCGCGCAGTGCGTGGTCGTCGAGGGCGAGCGGGACGCCGATCTCCTGGCCTTCGACCGCCTCCTTGATCTTCGTGGCGACCTGGCCGCGAAGATCCGTCTGGTCCGCCGTGATCGAGACGAACGCCTTGGCGATCTCGAACCCTGACTCCTGCGCCACGCGATCAGCCCCAGCTCAGCAACTGGCCGAGGTCGGATGCCGCGAGGGCGGCACGGGAGGGCGGCACGACGACGTCGCCGGGAGCGGAGACGGGCAGCGACGGTGCGGCCGGCTCCTGCTCCTGCAGCGTCTCGGCGTGGCGGATCATCGCTGCCCTCACTGCTCCCTCGTAGTAGGCCAACCTGTTGGCGAAGCGGAAGAACCTCGGCGACGGCATCGCGTGCATGTCGTCGATGCGGTGGAAGCGGCTGAGGTCGGATTCGACGTCGTCGAGCGCGAGCAGGACCCAGGCGACCTCAGCGAGCCGGGGAAGGGTCAGGCTTTTGGGGCCTCCATTCCCCCGAGCAGGATCTTCTGGACTGCGACTGCGACCTTGGCGAGGGATTCGGGCTTCAGGCGCGGGATCGAGACCAGCGCCTCGAACGCCTCGGGCGTCAGGACGTTCTCCAGCAGCCAGAGGATCGCGAACTCCTGGCCCTGGGTCGTGGCGACCTTGACGTAGCGCAGCGCCAGGCCGACGTCCTGGGCTGCTGAGACGTAGTAGGCCTTGCCGTCGACCGAGAAGAGGTGGACCAGCTTCTCCTCGTTGCTGTCGGCCTCGGTGCTCAGCTCGATCGGTTCGAAATCCGCCTCCAAGGGCTCGACGACGGGCCGCTTGGAGGCGGATCTGCGAGAGGTCGCGCTCTTGCGCGCCGGGGCCTTGGCCCGGGTGCGCGTCGGGTTGGCGGCGGTCATGGTCAGGGTTCTTCCTTCGGGACGGGTGAAGGCGCGCCGGTCAGCTCAGCTGGTCGACGACGTGGATGGGAGCGATGGAGGGGGAGACGTAGTGGCCGTTGAAGGTGACCGTGAAGGCGGTCTGCTTGTCCTTGGCGTTGACCGTGTCGACCTTCGCCGTGGACAGGCACTTGCGGAAGATCGACCTTCGCCGCAGCTGGTTCGGGCTGAAGCCGTCGGCGAGCAGCGCGATGTACGTGGGCTGCGTCGCCGACGTGGCGAACAGCGGTTCCAGGGTCGAGTAGGTGCCGCCGTTCTGGGTGGCGCCCGACGCCGACGTGGAACCGTTCAGAGCGGTGGACAGGTTGGCCAGCGTCGCCTCGGCCATCTGCGTCGCGACGGTGAACTCGCGCTTGGTCAGCCGCCGGCCGACCGAGTCGACGAGCTGGTCGACCTGCAGCTCGGTGTAGGTCTGGTCGACGGACAGGGTGACGCCGCCCAGCGTGCCGCCGACGTCGGTCCACGCCGAGGCGGCGGGGGCGTTGTTGACGCTGGCGTCGAGCGGCTCGACGGCGCCGAAAAGGCCGGTGTAGAGCGTGGCGGGCCCGAGCACCAGGTTCGTAACGGTGACGGTCATGTCAGCGTGCTGCCTTCTTGTTCGGAGTGGACACCTTGATGCCGGGGTACTTCTTCGCGACCCGGCTGCGGATCGCCGCCTGCTGAGGCGGTGTCGCGTTCTGGGCCGCGCGCGAGAGCGCGTTGCGGGCGCGGCCGGGGGTGTCCATCGGGTACGCCCCCTTGGCGCCCTTGACCGTGGCGTTGCCCTTGCCGGGAAGGGCGAAGGAGCTAGGCGGAAGCTTGCGGGTCTTGGCCGCGGTCAGCTTCGGGCTCTTCTTCGGCGCTGCCATCCGGCACCTCCTTTGCGGTCGTGGTCGGGGGGACGGTCTGTGGTGTCGCGGGCGGCATCGCCGCCGGGCGGGCGGGGACGTCGCCGAGACCCGGGATCAGCAGGCCCTGGCGCTGCAGATCGAGGTATTCCTCTTCGTCCACCAGGTGCGGCACGGTCGGGGTCATCGAGACGTAGACGGTGCGCAGTGGTTCGCCCATCAGCGGAAGTCCTCTCGGCGCAGGGGGAAGGACACGGCGGCCATGTCCGGGTGCTCGGACAGCGCGATGCGGTCCTGCGGCGGGATCAGGGAGCCGATCTCGACGACTCGGGCACCGGGGAAGAGGAACTCCATCTCCTCCCGGTTGTTGTGGGTGATGACCCGTCCGCCGTAGGTCAGCGGGCTGCCGCTGGCCTCGCCGTGGATCGCGTAGCAGACCTCTGTCATGTCAGTTGCACCCAGTACAGCTGCAGGTCGAACTGGTAACGGGCGTAGAACGACTTGTCGCCGAACACGCGGCGCGGCTCCTGCAGCGCGTGGGCCTGCAGCACGCGCATGCTCGGGTAGCCGGCCGGGCCGGGCAGCACGGCGTTGAAGTTGGCCGTGTTCTGACAGGCGGCGACGATCGCCTCGGCGAGGTTGTTGGCCTGTGCCCAGGAGGATTTGTTGCCGCCGTTGGGCGCGGACGCGTAGCAGTCCACGGACACGACCGGTTCGCGCAGCGGGACATACATCTCGGGCGTGCCGCCCACCGTGCGCACGGTGACGAAGCCGCTGGCAGCCCAGGTGGTGTTGTCCTCGGGCAGCGCGGTGGCGACCATGGCCGGGGTGAACCCGGGCAGTGAGCCGATCCAGGCGGTCGCGGCGAGGTCGGTGTTCGCGTACTTGGTCGTGGTCACGGCGCGCCCGCCTCGTTCGAGGCGGCGTCCGCGATGTGCTCGGCGGTCAACCGGTCCGGCGCCTGCGGATGGTGCCTGCGGCAGACGACGAACTGGACTCCGTTGACGGTCGTCGGGTGGCGGCCGATGCGCCAGCACCCGTGCATGTGGCAGTTGTGCCTGCGCACCATGGCGAGCAATCCGCCGACGATCGCCAGTTCGCCGATGTCCGACCCGAAACCGGACCAGAACCCGTACCAGGGCCCTGACAGGTTGTCGAGGCCCAGGAGATGGGAGAGCAAGTGGATCATCAGGCGTCCCGCTTGCGGTACAGAGCAGGCCTCAGATAGGGCTGGGACGGGGTGTTCCCGCGTCGCTCGTGGGCGCGCACACGCGTTCCGGCCCGGCTGCCGCGCTTGATCTCGTACTCGCGTACGTGCTCGATGCCGTGGAAGCCCATCTCGACGGCGGCGGCGTAGTCGAGGTTGCTGCCGACCCGGGCCACGCCGTCGTGGACCTCGTGGGTGATCGAGGCCTTCAGGTCCCCGGTGTCGACCGGGCAGACGGCCTTCGCGTCGGCCTCGACGGACACGGCGAGCTTTTCGAGCAGTGCGCCGATACCGGACTGGAGGTGCTCCTCCCAGCCGTCGGTCATCTCGACGCGTGCCATGTCGCCGTCTCTCTACGAGGTAGCGGGATTCGGTTGTCGCGCCGGGAGATCCGGGTCTACCCCTCGTCGCACGGCGTTTGCGGCAGTGGTTGTCAGGCCTCGATCTGGGTCATCGCTCCGTCGCGCGGCGCGGTGCCCTGGGCCGTGGAGCCGACGCAGTAGCGGTTGCCGTCGCGGCCCACGTACGGACCGTGCGGGTCCGAGTGCACAGCCGGGCGGTCGCCGGCCTCCTGCGCGCCGCCGATCTTGCCCTGGCCTCGCAGCAGTCGCCCTGAGCTGCCGGGCTGGACGCCGTTGCTCGCGCTCATCGCTGCTCCCTTGATGACAAGTGATTACTAGTAATGTCTTGTCATAAGAGGATAGCGGCTTAGTTCGTCTTCTGCAGGTCCAGGCGCAGATCCTGCTGGATCACGGGGTTCGCGTTGACGCTGACCGAGGCGATCGAGTAGACGGCGCCCGTGCTCTCGTCCTTGATCTGGTCGGTGTCCTTGACGTCCGTGCCGTACGGCAGGCGAGCGACGGTGTACCGGTATACGCGGAAGGACTGATCGGTCTGACTGATCCCGGTCCGGGTGCGCTCGATCAGGGAGGCCGGAATGCCCGTCAGATACGCGCTCCCGGACGCGACCACGTCTCCGAACTCGGTGGTCGTCGTGCCGCGCAGGACTGAGACGGTGGTCGTCGGCGTCGCGATCATCAGGACTTCTTCCCGATGCTGCTGTGCTGGCTTGCGTGCATCTCGTCCCACGGTCCGGTGCCCGCGGGCACGGTGCCCACCCAGGCGAGCGGGTCGCGGCCGAGCTTCTTGTAGGCCAGGGACCGGTGGTGCCCGTCGATGATGACGAGTTTTCCGTTGCCGGGCTTCTGGACGACGAGGATCGGCTTGAGCTGCCCGGCGCTGATCTTGTCGGCGAACTTGTCGACCTTCTTCGGCTCGCCGGTCGCGTTCCAGCTGTCCGCGTTGGAGAAGTCCAAGTCCGCAAGGGGGACGACCTTCGGCCCGTCCCACTGCACCGTCTTGACCCAGTCGACGGCCTTCGGCGGGTAGTCGTCGAGGAGCTGGTCGTACACGTACTGACGTGCCGCGAGCTGGTCCGCGGACTTGCTGGAGAGCAGCTGCTTCTTGCCGGCCACCGCTCCTCCTCCCGTCTACTCGAAATGTGCTAGTTCGTATGTCAAATGTCTTACTTACGGCACGGTGGAGGACCGGCCGCCGAAGTTATAGAAGTCCACCCATCTTTCGTAAAGATCATTTGCCTCGCTGTCCGGATCCGAGGACAGCGGCGTCTGGTCGTCGACGAACGGCGTGCGCACGCGCAGGGACCGGGACTTCTTCCACGACAGCTGCTTGATGCTGCGCCGGGCGAGCGGGGCGAGGGTGAGCGCGTTCTCGTCCACGTAGTGCGCACCGACGCCGTCCTGGCTGACGTCCGCGACCGCGTTGCGGGCGAACAGGCCCGGCTGGCTGGCCATCCACGCGGTCTGGTACGCCAGGGCGTAGCGAAGCCAGAACAGGTCCTGCGGCTGCATGTTCGCGCCCGAAACCTCGGGCGTGTAGTTGGTGTGCAGATTGAGCACCTGCTGCGCGGACATGATCTGGCCGGCGGTGTACGTCGTGCCGGTCACCGCGAGCACGTAGTCGACCGGGTCGACGGCCTCGACCGGTCCGATCGACAGCAGCGTTTCCGGGATCGTCACGTCGCACCAGGTGGAGAACATGGTGCTGGCGATCGCGGCGACCGTGACGATCTCACTGGCCTGCAGGGGAGTTCCGCCGCTCGCGGCACTGGAAGCGTTCCAGATGACGGCGTAGTCGCCGATCGCCTGAGCGGCGGGGATCGCCCACTGATACGAGTACAGGCCGGTGGCCAGGTGCAGGATGCCGGTCGAGGTCGGGCCGAGCACGACGCTGCCGGTGCCCGCAGCCTCGATCGTGATCGTCTGGTTGTAGACGTCGGCCGGCGGGCCGCCCCCGTACTGCGTCCAGGATGATTCGAGGGTCGCGGTCTTGCCCTGGTAGAAGGTCGTCATGTCAGCCGCCTTAGTCCAGGACCCAGGTCGCGGCGGGCACCGTGGTCCCCGACGCGGTGTTCAGCTTGATCCACTGTCCAGGTCCGAGCCGTACGGGAAAGGGAACGCTGATCGTCCCGGCCGAGGTGAAGTCGGCGACCGTGCTCACGGCCGGCGCCGCGGCTCCTCCCGCCAGCTGGCTCACCTGGATCGTGGTGAGGTTGGCGCCGCCGACCAGGTAGACGGTCGCGGGTCGCCACAAGGTGTTCATGACCGCCGTGTTGGCGGACAGCGCCGGGGGAGAACTCGCCACGCCCGGCAGTGTCTGCTCCTTGATGATGCGCAGGCCGGTGGGGAATGTGAGGTTGACCGTCGAGGGAGAACCGGCCAGCCGAATCTCGCCGCTGGCCGCGTTCAGTCCGGTGCCATTGTTCGGATTGTCGCGGAACTGCAGCGTGCCCTCGGTGTCGAGCGTGGCATGCACGATCGGGCCGATGTTGGACTGGCCCGCGCCGAAGACGTTGACGTGGTACGTGCACGCCTCGATGCACAGCTGGTCGAACTGGGAGGCGTGCAGTGCGCTGGTGCTCGCCCCCGAGTCGCCGTAGTTGCCGACCGGGCACAGTCCAGACCAGCAGTACAGGAGCGTGACCGCCCGGCCGACGGTGTGCTCGGTGGCCAGAAGGGCATAGGTGTAGCCGCCGTGGCAGGTGACGTTTTCCAGCTTGTTGTCGGCATTGTTTCCCGCCGAGGGCAACAGGATGCCGATCGAGATGCCGCCGGAGAGCGTCGTGACGTTGGTGAAGTCACCGCTATTACCGTTGTAGAGCTCGATGACGGCGGTCGTGCCGTAGGAGAAGTTGCGCAGATCTGCCGCAGCCATGCCGTGGAAGTTGCACGCGCTGTAGGTCCACCCCGACGAGCTATGCGTCGTCAGGATCGTCAGGTTCTCCAAAGAGACCAGCATGTTGTTGTACAACAGTGCCGAGGTGCCGTAGCCGCCCTTGCCGGTCGGCCCGCCCAGCACCGAGGGGTTGCCCGCGTTGTTGACGCAGTTGGTCCCGGTGTTGGACTGCAGGGCAGCCGATCCGAAGACGCCGAAACTGACCAGTGTCGAGGGGTTGAGCGGTGGATAGTTCTGGTTCCAGTGCCGGGTGCTTCCGCTGTTGCCGGCGCCGCGGATCGCGAGCGTGACCTTCGGGTTGCGGTCCGAGACAATCGGCAGTGTCAGTTGGCTGTTTCCGGACACCGCGGTAGTCAGGTTTCCGGCAATGCCGTAGAAGTAGCCGCTCGGGGAAGGGACGACCACCTCGCCGTACTGACCGTGCCCGGTCGCGTAGGCGGTGGCGTTGTTGATGGCCTGTTGGAACGCGGAGGTGTCGTCGGTCGCCCACATCACCTGGGCGCCCGTGATCGTGGCCGACGCGTTCGTGGTCAGGGTGACATGACCGGAGTCGGTGAACCCTGAAATCGTGGTGACCAGGGTGGTGACGCCGGCCGGACCGGCGCCCTTGATGGCGATCGGCTTGTTGACGTCGCCCGCGGCGAACGGCGTGGACGTGGTGCAGGCCAGGGTGTTGGTCCCGGAACTGATCGCGCCGTCGAGCGCGATCTTTCCATCGCCCTTGGCTCCGTAGGCGTACGGGCTGAACTGCCAGGGCGCGTAGGGGTGGGTGTGGCCCGCGTCCGCGACCTTTCCCACGGCGCCGGGAGCGGCAGGCCCGATCGGCTGGTAGTCGGCCGCGGCGTTGTCGATCTGGACGATGCCCGTGGTCGACGTACTGCCGACGGGAAGGGAGGGAGCGCCGTGGACGTGGTCGCTACGCGCGTTGGTCGTCGCGGTGCCGTTGCTGCTCGCGGTGCCGAACGAGGCCAGCGCGGTGACCGCGCCGTAGGCTTCCCGCCCGTGGACGTGGTCGCTGTGCGCGACGGTGGCCGCGGACCCGGCTGCGGCGGCGTCGCCAACAGCCGAGGCGCCCGGCGTGCCGAACGCCTCCCTGCCGTGCTTGTGATCGCTGGCCGCGAAGGTGGTCGCGACGCCGGTAACCGAGGTGTCGCCGACCGCTGATGCGGCGGGCGCGCCGGCTGCCGCCGTCGGGTGCACGTGGTCGGCCCGCGCCGGCAGTGTTGCGGTGCCCGCTGCCGCCGCCGTGCCGATGCCGAGGGTGGCGGCAGGGGCGGAAGAGGTGAGGCTCGGCGTGCCGTGCTGGTGGTCCTCACGGGCGAAGGAACCCAGTGTGCCCACCGCGGTCGACGTCCCGTAGGTGGTGCCGGGCTGGACGGTAGTGGCGGGGGTTCCGCCGGGCGCGGCCTGCCATGCGCCGTCGCCCGCGTTGTCGGTCGCGGTCCAGACCTCCCCGGTCGCCGCACCGTGTGGGATCTGCAGCGGGTTGGACGCCGCAGCGAGGTCCAGCGTGCCGGTGACGGTGCCGCCGGTCGTGCCGACCTTGTTCGGGTCGCCCCCGGTGACGCCGTTCGCGGTCACCGTCCCGCCTTCCCGTCGGTGTGGATGTTCAGGTGGTCTCGGGCTGCGATTCCGGTTCAGTCGCGGTCTGTGGCTCGGTCTCGTCGGACTCCTGCGGCGCCTGGCCGGCGAGGGTGATCTGGGTCGGTGTGACCGTGGTCTCCGGCTCGGTGTCGGTGACCGCGGGAACGACGGGGACGGCGTAGCCGAGCACGATGTTGTCCGGGGCGGTCTCGTGCGGTCGGGCGCCGAGGAAGACCGGCATGCCCTTCGGGCGCACTCCGGCTTGGATCGCCGCCTGGGCGGTCCCGGCGAGGTTCGCCGTGTGGTCCATCGCGTCCGGGTCGAAACGGTGGCCGGGCAGGATGCGGTAGACGAACTCCTTGATCCAGTGGTGCCCGTCGGCGCCGTCCGGGGAACGGCGGGCGATCTCAGCCTCCGGATCTCCGTCCAGCGCGGGGTGCTGCTCGCTCACGCGGTCCTTCTCTCGGTCGGGCTCTGCTGTGAGACCGGTGCGCCCGTCCCAGTACGCACCGGTCTCGATCAGGGGGCGGATCAGACGCCGGTGGTGTCCTCGTGCACCGCGAAGGCCATCTCGTGGCCGACCGCGAACGCGCGCCGGGCGCGCATCTTGAGGATCGACTCGTCGGTCAGCGCCGACAGGCCGTTGCGACCGTCGATGAACACGGACTCGGGGCCCGAGCGCCGACCGACGATCATGTAGTTGCGGTTGGCGAAGATCAGCAGGCCGTTGCCGCTGGGCGCCGAGTTGACGACGCCGGAGGTGCGCGCGCCGAGCGACCAGTGGATCTGGATGCCGAAGATCGTGTCCGGCGAGGACGCGGTGCCGCCGCCGGGGAAGCCGGCGTTGCTCTCCTGGAAGATGGGCCGGCCGTTGTTGTCCTTGATGCCGCGCAGCAGGTTGCGGTAGGTGGGGTGCGCGATACACACCATCTCGCTGATGTCGAAGTAGTTGCCCTGCTCGACCTTGCTCAGCGCGGTGGACAGCGTGGTGTAGGTGGTGCCGCCGGTCCCGGTCTGCACCAGGTTGCTGTTGGCGGTGTAACCGGTGTTCGCGTCGGTCTGGGTCAGCGAGTAGTAGACCGAGGCGAACGGAACGCCGGCTCCGGGCGCGGCGGTGATCGCGAGGCACGCGTTGTCGAACGCCTTGCCGTACGAGGTGGCCCAGTCCTTCTGCTTGGTCGCGATGACGTCGGCGATCGCGTCGTCGATGTCCTCTTCCGCGATCCGCACGGCCTTGCCGAACTTCTGCGCGGTCAGGACGACGGCGTCGTTGGTGGAGACGTCCTCGTTGTACGTGCCGCCCTTGGCGACCAGGTCGACGCCGATGCCGGCGGAGCGCGGCACGGAGCGGGTGTCGGAGTTCATGGGGACCGGCGAGCCGAGGGCCTCGACGCCGCTGATCTGGTTGACCCGCATGATGACCTGCGAGTCGAACTCCTCGGGGATCCACGCGTCCATGACGTCGCGTGCGCCGCCCGCAAGGGCGTAGACGGGGCCGAGGGAGGTGTAGCCGATGACAGTGCGCGGCGCCTTGAGCGGCGCCTCGGAAATGGCGCAGAACACTGAGTGGCCTTTTCGCTGGGTTCGGATGGGGTTTCGGCCCATCTCGGGCCAGGCGGTCGGCCCATCTCGGACCCAGCGTGGCTGCGGAAACCTGTCCGCGCCGGTACTACGGTATCACTGCTCTTTTGTCAACACCAGAACAAGACCTGTTCCTCGGTGGCCTGGCCGTCCTCGATGTGCCAGGACCGGAACTCGGGTTCATCCGGATCGGCCAGGCCGACGATGACGTAGTGCACGTCGGGGTACGCGGCGAACGCGATGTCCGTGCGCGAGGGAACGGCCCTTGTGCGGGGGTGGGAGTGGTAGACCACGTCCACGCGGTCGCCGGCCTCGTCGAGCTCCTGCCAGACCCGCAGTTGCTCCTCGGGGTGGAAGGAGAACAGGGACGGGTCGTCGGAGGCGTTGGCCAGGGGTATGAACCGGCCCTTGGCCGAGACCACGCCGCAGGCCTCGATCGGCCGCCGGCTGAGGCAGTCGCGCACGATGCGGCCCCGCAGCGGGGTGGAGATGCGCAGCGTCATCCCAGGCGCGCGTCCATCATCGCGGGCGTGACCCCGGCCGCCAGCTGCTGCCCGCACATCCACGCCGTCGCGCCGCCGTATTCGCCGCACACCGCGGCCAGTTGGGAGCAGACCGCGGCGCGCTGCTGATCGGCCCGGCGGATCAGGACATAGGCGTCCGAGTCCAGACACCTGATCCCGAGCCCGGCGATGTCCGTCCAGCCGTACGGGATGCGGTTGTCGGCGTACCACCGTGCCTTCTCCACGATCCTGGTGCGCTGATCGTCGGTCAACGGGTCGCTGGAGAAGCGGATCTCATACCCGTCGTACTCGGACAGGTCGGCGTAGCGCGCACCGCCCGGTTCGGCCTCGACGATCTGCCCGCCGGGCCCGACGACCACGGCGACGTGGTCGAAGCGGGAGCGCGACCTCCTGCTGAAGAAGGCGCGCCAGCCGCGGCGCTTGAGGCAGAAGAACCGGATGACGCCGGGGAGGAAGCCGTGCGTGCGGACGAGGACGTACTGGCCGACCTTGTCCGAGGTGTCCATCTCAGCGCGCGCCGATACCGAGCTGTGCGGCGATCTTCTCGGCCGAACTGAGCGGTTGCGGCTCAGCCTCGGGGCGGGGAGCGGCCGCGGCGCGCTTCGGCTTCGGCTTCGGTGCGGGCTTGACCGCCTCCGCGGCGGCGAACAGCTCGGGGAACTCGTCCTTGAGCGCGTCGATCTGCTCGTCGAGCCCTGCCGTGACCTCCCCGGTGACCGCGTCGATCTCGACGTCGTCGGTGTCCAGCAGCTTCACGAGCTTGGCGACACCGGACGCCTTCGCGCCGGCCTTGACGAACGCGGACTGCGCCGCGGCGTTGACCGCGACCTTGCGGTACTTCTGCTCGGCCGCCTCGGTGGCCGCCTTGACGGCCTTGTCCACCTGGCGCTTGAGCTGGGCGGGGGTGAGTTCGCTGCCCTTCTCCTCCGCAGCGCCCTCGGCCTCCTCGGTGGCCTCCTCAGTGGCCTGCTTCTTCAGCTCGCGCAGCTCACGGCGGTACTTCGCCGCTTCGAAATTCGCCTTCTTCAGCTGTGCGCGCAGCTTCTCCTTCTCGTCGTCGCCCGAACCGGCCTCACCACCGTCGCCCTCCTGGTCGGTCTCGGTCTCCGCGCCCTCGTCGTCGGGCTCGACCTCGATCTCGTCGTCGGGCTCGGCGCCGGCCAGGGCGTAGACGGGGAAACCCGATCCGGTCAGGCCGAGCAGGGTCAAGGGTGCGTCGCCGAAGAGGCACTCGCGCATGTTCGTTTCCTCCATCACGGAGAACTGGGACGTTGTCAAGAACTGTACACAAAAGCGTTTATCTGATGTGCCGGTCGGGGAAGCGCTTCGCCTTCACGGCCTTGCGCGCCCGCTCCTCGACGGTTTTCGGCAGCCCGGCTCCCTGGCGCAACAGCCGGTCGGCGGCGCGCAGCCGCACCGCCTCCGACTCGCTGGGCAGCGACCAGCCGCGCAGGATCGAGCGCTTCGCCTCCCGGCGCAGCGCCGCGGCGATGTCGACCTGGTCCTGCAGCGCCGGCCGGTTGTAGATCGCGGTGTCCACCGGGTGCGTGGCGGCGGGACCGAACCAGGCGATCTCGTGACAACGGCAGTTCGGGTGCAGGGGAGGTCCGAGAAGACGGTCCGGGTCGGGCCACGGCGTCAAGGGACTGTCCCCGAAAGTGAGGCCGACAGGGAAGGAGTCTCCCGGCCGCACGAAATGTCCGATGTACGCAGCGCAGTGAACACACGCGTTCCTCTCGCCCGCCCAGAGCGCGAACGCGTCGGCCAACCGCGCGCTGTCGCTGCTGCCCGCGTTCGCTCCCCGGTTCACCGCCCAGCGCGCCGCGGCCTCGGCGCTGTTCGCCGCCTGGTTCGCCTTCGCGACGGGAGCCACGACCGCCGTCTGCATATCGGTCATGGCAACGCGCTGAGCGAAGGCGAGCGCATCGTCGATGCGATCGGCGACGGTGCCGGGCAGGGAGTCCAGCGCCTGATTCAGGGCGTCGTCGGCGAGGACGCCCGGCAACCGGTCGACGGCGAGCGGGCCGAGCTGCTCCTGGGCGAAGGCGGTGGCCTCGTGATAGGCGCGCGTGGCGAAGTCGGCGACGACCGGCGAGGGATCAAGGCCGCGCAGCGATCCGAGCTCGGCCGCCAGTTCGGCGAGCAGTTGCGGCGCACGGTCCGCCGGCAGCGGCACGTCGGTGGAGCCGGCCAGCCGCGTGTACAGGGCGGTGAGGCGGCGCAGGATCTCGGCGATCCGGGCGCGCAGCGGTGCGGAGGCGAGTTGCGCGGCCTGGTCCTCCAAGGCGACCAGGCTCGCCGAGTAGCCGGCGGTGGCCGCGAAGAGAGCCCCGGTGACCGGACCGGGGAACGAGGCCGGAGCCGCGCTCTGGCCCGGATCCGTGGTCACGTCAGGCGCTTGCCCATGGTCTTGGAGGTGACCTGGCGCGGGACCATGTTCGGGGCGACCACGTGGTCAGCCGGCGTCGCGCCCATCGGGGCCTTCGCCTTCGCCCGGCCGAGGCTGTCGCCCTTCATCTGCGGCACGCGGCGCGCGCCCTTGACCGTGCCGTACCCGTGCTGCTGCGCCTTGGCGGCCATGGCTACTTGCCCTTCTTGGTGTGCGCCTTCTTCAGCGCGCCGATCGGGTGGGTGTCGGTGCTGCCGTCCGCGTGCCGCACCCTGGCGATCATGCCCGCGGTGCCCACGACGGTCCCGGACTTGCCCTTCGGGTCGGTCACCTTCGCGCCCTTGGCGACCTTCGCGGGCGCAGCGGCCTTCTTGCGGGCCTTCAGGAACTGGGGTGGAACAGAGCCCTTCTTCGCAGCCATCACGCCGTCCCTACGGTGAGTTCCTGGTGGTCGGTGTCGTTGAGCTTGAGCACGGTGGTGAGGATCTGGTTGACGGTGGGCGCGTCGAGCACCCCGAACCCGGTCGCCGTGCCCAGTGCCTGCGCCGCGGTGGCGATCTTGCCGAGCAGGTCGACACGCTGCTCCAGGCCCTCGCCGTCGATCAGCCAGGAGTCGACCATGTCGGGGTCGTAGCCGGCCTCCAGCAGGGTCTGCCGGACGGGGACTCCTGCGTTCTGCTTGGCCGCGATCATCGCCCAGCCGGCGGCGTCGTCGATCGTGGCGGCCGGGATCCAGCGCAGGTCGATGTCCGGGTCCGAGTCGATGCCGGCGACCTTCAGGGCGAAGTCGAAGACCTCCAGCCAGGTCGCTCCGTAGCTGATCTGGCGCTTGCGCACCTTCTTGAGCAGCGGGACCTCGCTCGCCCGGATCGACTCGCCCGACGGGGCGTAGCGCGAGTAGACCTGCGGGTCGAAGTAGTGCAGCGGGGTCCGGGTGACCTGCGCCATCATGCGCGTGTAGGTGTCGAGCGGGCCGAGGAAGATCTCGGGGTTCGGCGGTTCGAACTGGCCAGCCTGCCGTACGCCGTTGAGCCACCACACCTCGCCCGGTCCGGAGCGCAGGGTCGAGTCGTGGCCGGTGTCCTCGAACCTGTTGATGTCGTCGTCGGTGTCGAAGTCGGCGAGCTCGTCGGAGAGGTTCCCGGCTTCCGACAGGACGTATCGCTGCGGGAAGCCGTGGTAGTCGATCGTCGCGGCGTGCGTGATGATCAGTTTGTTGATAGCGTCCTGCGGACCGTACGCGGCGCGGTGCTCGGGCGTGCCGTACGGGGTGTCGGTGCGGAAGTGGAAGACGGGCACCTGGCCGTACGGGTTCTCGATCGGCCAGCCGTCGCCTTCCTCCTCCTCGTACTGCAGCCAGTCCTTGAGCTGGTTGCCCTTGGAGTTGGGCGCGCTGATGTACTTCTCGATGCGGTCCCGGTAGTACAGGTTGACCCGGTTGCGGGGCTTGGCCTTGCTGCCCAGCGGACCGGGCTCGGTCCATTTCTTGATCGCGAACCGCTTGATGCGGGGGTTCTCGGCGTCGTAGACGATCCGGGTGGTCTTCGGCGAGTTGTAGAAGATGTCGACCTTGGTGTTGACCTCGGCCGCCGGCTGCGCGCTGCGTGAGCCGTGCGCGACCAACTCCTTGCGCGAGTGCTCGATCGCGGCGTCGTTGGTGTCGTTGGCCAGCTCCGGGTCGTCGTCATCGTCGGTGGCCGAGGGCCAGACGATCACGTACGCGTCGCCGAACTCGCCTGTGCGCAGGTGCA